GGTATAACTCAACTTAATGTATCTGATGGAACTAATGGTCAGGTACTTACCACTAATGGTTCAGGTACTTTGTCTTTTTCTACTATTTCAGGTTATACAGATTCAGATGTTGAAACTTATTTAGATTCAGGAGTTTCTACGCCTACTTTTGGTGCTATGAATACCAATGGTGCTATAACTTTGGGTAATGCTAGTTATTGGATTGGTAATGCAACTAATGGTTACAGGTTTAATAATTCTGCTGATACTGCAAATTTATTAGTCATTAAAGATAATGGCAATGTTGGTATTGGTACGAGTAGTCCTAACGCATATGCTAATGTAACCACATTAACAATAAATGGTGCTGTTCAAGGTAGATTAGACGTTGAATATGGCGGTACGCATGGTGGTTCATTCTTAGCTGTGTCAGGAGAAACACAAATTAAAGCAGTTGGTGCTTCTAATGTTATGACTTTTGAAGTCAATAATGCAGAAAGAATGCGTATCGACACATCAGGCAATGTTGGTATAAGTCAAAATTCGCCTGACACTATTTTACACATAGGAGATGGTACATCTAATTTTGTAAGAATAGAAAATGCAGCAAGTGGTGATGTTGCTTCAGGCTATCAAATTTATAGAGGTGCTTCTCTTGGAATGAATTTGTATGATAATCCAGCAGACAATACAACAAGTTTACAAGTAGCAGGTTCTTTTACTGTAAATGCTGGTGGAGCAGGTTCAGATTTGTTTGTTTCTTCATCAGGCAATGTTGGTATAGGTAGAACTTCCCCAAGTGCAAAATTAGATGTAAATGGGTCTATGAAAGTAGATAACATTCAACTTCAAGATAGTTCTGTACTTGGAATTGGAACAGTTGCAGCAACCTCTTCTGTAGGACATACCGCATCAACAAATGAAGGTATTTTTTGGCACACTAGCACGGCTGGTTATGGAGTTTATAGAACATCAGGTTCTTGGACTGGTCCAGACTATCAACAGTTACAACTTACTTGGGACACTGGAATTATTTTAGATGGTGGAACGAGTTATGGTCAATCAGGAATTTCATTTAGAGGCAATAATACACAACGTATGCTAGTATCCCCCGCAGGGAATGTTATGGTAGGTACTGGTAGTCCTACCTCTAAACTGCATGTAGATGCAGGAACATTCGCAGGTTACGCTGTTGATTTGGTACAAGGTGGTTCAGGCGGTGGTAATCATGGATTAAGAGTTGTAAGTGCTTCAGGAAGCTCTTATACCTTAATTGCAAGGGCAAATGCTGTAACAGTATTTTATGTAGATGGTGCTGGTAATTATTATTTTTATGGCTCAAATCAATCAGATGTAAACAAAAAAGAAAATATTGCTGATATAACAGATAGTGCTTTAGATTTAATTACACAACTGCAACCTAAAACTTATAATTTTATTGGAAGTGATATAGATAAAGCAGGTTTTATTGCTCAAGATATGGAGCAAGTTATTCCAAGATTGGTTACTGGTAACGAATTTGATCCTGAGTTGACTGATGAAGATGGAAACAATCCAACAGGTAAAGGTATAGACTATATGGGTTATACAGCTTATTTAACTAAAGCCATCCAAGAACAACAAACCATCATTGATGACCTCAAAGCAAGAATAGAAACACTGGAGAACGCATAACATGGCAAAAACTAAAGTACATGGTGAATATTTACAAGACTCCGTAGTACGCTTCACGGCGAAGGCGGGGGAAAATATAACCAAGGGACAACCAGTTTATATCTCAGGAATATCTGGAGAACTACCCGTTGTATCTTTAGCAGACGCAGACGATACTGCAAAAATGCCAGCCTTTGGTTTAGCAGAGGCTACTGTATCTACCAACGCTCAAGTAGAAGTAACCAGCTTTGGTACACTTGCAGGTTTAGATACCTCAACTCCCGGATATTCGCTAGGGGACATTTTATATGTCGACACCACAGCTGGTGCCTTAACGAATGACCCGGCAGGTCTTGAAGCAACCAAGCTTCAGAACATAGGTATAGTACAAAGGGTTCATGCTTCTAACGGATCTATCAAGGTAGGCGGTGCGGGGAGAACGAATGCTGTACCCAACCTTGATGACGGAGATATCTTTATAGGTGATTCTAACAATAAAGCCATAAGCTCTTCTTTAGCTACAGAAATAGAATCATATTTGGATGGTGGTACATCATCACCAACCTTTGCTTCTATCGTAGTTGATGGAACTATCAAACTTGATGGCGATTATCCGACTGGCACTCAAAATAATGCTTTAGGTAATACAGCTCTTGATAGTTTAACAAGTGGACAAGAAAATGTTGCTATAGGCTCTGCTTCTTTGACAGCAGTAACTTCAGGACAAAGAAATGTTGGAGTTGGCGTTAGTACACTGCAAACAATTAGTACATCAAACTTTAATACTGCATTAGGACATGCTGCTGCTAGAGATATAACAGGTTCAGGGAACACTGCACTTGGTGATACTGCAATGGTTACCGCAACAACAGGCGATAACAATACTGCTGTAGGTCATCAGTCTTTAAAGGTTAATACAGCATCAAATAACACAGCAGTCGGTAAAGATGCACTAACAGCAAACACTACAGGTTACAGTAATGTATCAGTTGGTTCTCAAACACTGATTGCAAACACAACAGGACTTGGTAATACTGCTCTTGGAGCATTTTCACTTTATGCAAATACCACAGCAGCAAATAATACAGGTTTAGGTTATGCAACGCTTTTAGATAACACCACAGGTGCTAGTAATACAGCTGTTGGTGTTGACGCTTTAAGAGCAAACACTACAGGTGGTGCTAATGTGGCAATTGGACATTCAGCAGGAGATGCATTAACCACAGGAAGTTCTAATGTAGCAATAGGCACAAATGCTTTATCTACACAACACGCTCAAACAGGAAATGTAGCAATAGGCTATGAAGCACTTTTAAATAATTATTCAACTAATGTTTCAGTTGCAAATAACAATGTTGCAGTCGGATATAGAGCCATGAGAGCAAACACCACTGGAGCAGCTAATACTGCTATTGGAAATAATGCTTTAGATGCCAACACCACTACATCAAATAATACCGCAGTTGGTTATAACTCACTTGGAGCAAACACTGCAGACAATAACTCTGCTTTTGGCTATAACGCTTTAGCTTCAAATACAGGTGGAACTCAAAATACAGCGATTGGTGTCAATTGCATGTCAGGTAGTACTACAGCCGATTTAAATACTGCTGTGGGTTATTTAGCCATGAATGGGCTTACTACAGGCGGTTATAATACTGCTGTTGGTAGAAGTGCATTACAGGCAAACACTACAGGTTCTCATAGTACCTCTTTAGGTTATGGAGCTTTACAAAGAGTAACCACAGGAAACTTTAATGTCGGCTTGGGTTCAGGTGCAGGTGAATATGTTACAACAGGACAACAAAATACTTTTTTAGGTACTTTTGCAGGAAGCTCAGGTAGTAACAATGGTAGTTATAACACTTGTGTAGGTTGGGCAGCAGGTGATGCTCTCACAGGGTCATATAATACAATTATAGGAGTTTCTTCAGACCCATATACCGCAGGAAATAATGGTGGAATTGTTATTGGCTATGCAGTATCAGGAGCAGCTTCAGGTACTTATGCAACTCTTGGATATGGTGCTAATGTAACTTATGTAAGTTTAGGCTCAAATAGTTGGACTGGAAGTTCTGATGAAAGATTAAAAAAAGATGTTGTTTCAATTAATACAGGCTTAGATTTTGTAAACGATTTAAGACCAGTAATTTTTAAATGGAAAACAAAAGGAGAACTTGATACAGATTTACCACAATACGAAGAAAACTCTGATGAAGTGGTTATAGGCAATGAAAGTAAAACTCAAGTAGGTTTTATTGCCCAAGAAGTAAAAACAGTTATTGATAATCACCCTGAACTAGAAGGCGGTACTGATATTTGGAGTACAAACAAAGATGGTATTCAAGGTTTAGCAGAATCAGAAATGATACCTATTCTTGTAAAATCTATACAAGAACTATCCGCTAAGTGCGATAGCTTACAAAGTGAAATTAATATTCTAAAAGGAGAATAAAACATGGAAGAAAGAGATGTAACACAAATTCTATCAGCAGCAGACGATTCTGTTGATTTGATAAATGGTGTAAACGATGGCTCTTGGAATGTAGAAGGTTTTGAGCAAAGTGAAATCAACGATATGGTTCAGCGTAATGTTGAGCATCTTGAAATCATTTTGGCTTATGAAGAAGTGGTAGCTGATGATAGCGACAAGTCTTCATATACTGATGCCGTTTCTACAGGTAACGCTTACATAGAAGCGAATAGTTAATGATTAAACAAGTAGCAAAAGACTTTTTTATTAAATGGCAACAAGCATGTTATATGTGTATTCCAATGATGGTGCAAGGCAATTTATTTGCTCTTACATTCGATCACTGGATCAAAGCAAATAAAACAGGAATCATTGCAGGTCTTGGTGCAGTATTATTGGGATATACTTTCCTAAAGAACTACAAAGACAAGAAGTGGTTTCATGGCGTAACTATTGCATCTGCTTGTTTTGTTGGTGATCTATTAGTACACCCATCACACTTTGGTGGTGTATTGGGTGAAGCAGCCTTAACCGCATTAGCATCAGGATTGCTTGCTACTTACTTTGTTTATAAACCAATTAAATTATGAAAAAACTAAAAGCAATACTAGGAACCTTAGCCCCGACTCTAGGTGCGGCTATCGGCGGACCAATCGGCGGACAAGCTGGGGAAATACTAAGTAAAATACTTGGCGTTCCCAACAACCCAAAATCAATCGAAGATGCTATGAGCAGCATTACAGCAGAACAAATGATTGAGCTTAAAAAAGCAGAAAAAGATTTTGAGCTGCAAATGAAAGAGCTTGAGGTAGATATATACAAGCTTGAAACCAAAGATATTCAAGACGCCAGGAAAAAGTTCAGCAGAGATTGGACACCAAGAATATTAGGAACTGTTACTTTAACGGGTTTTTTTGGTTATATCTTTTTAGTTACCATTCAACCGCCCGATAGTACTTCTGATACTATTGTTTCCCTTGTATTAGGCTATCTTGGTGGCCTAGCTTCTGCCGTCATATCTTTTTATTTTGGCGCTTCAAATACTCCTGACAAAGAGGAATAGTGGAAGGTTGGATAGGTGCAGTAGAAACTATAGGAATCCCAGCAGCGGTAGCTGTAGGCATGGGGTACTTGGTTTGGACCTTATTTAAAAACCTTATAGCAGACATTCACAAAAAACTCGATACCCAACACGGTATGATTGTTGCCCTCATAGATAGAATTAGACAAATGGACAACGACATGATTCGTATTGATACTTTGGTCAGAACAGCATTGAAAATACCACCAGATGTAGATAGAATATCAAGATCGGACGGTAAAAAAGACCAAAGAAAAGACTAAGGAGAATCAATATGTCTGAACAACAACAAATTAAAACTATTAACTTCGATAACCAAAACTACAATATCGAAGATCTAACTCCAAGAGCTGTTGAAGGATTTAATATGCTTATTAAACTTAATCAAGAGCTAGCGGATATCACTTACCAACTTAAGAAATGCCAAGCTGCGCAAGTACATACTTCAGAAGAATTAAAGGGTATTATCGAAGAAGACAAGATAAAACCTGTGGTGGAAGACAAACCCGAAGAATAATGAAAATATCTAATGAGGGTAAAAACCTCATAAAATATTTTGAAGGGTGTAAATTAGAAGCGTATTTAGATGCAGTTTCTGTTCCAACTATTGCCTACGGCAGAACAAAAGGTGTTACAATGGGTGACACTTGTACTCAAGAACAAGCGGAAGCTTGGTTAAACGAAGAACTGGTTGAGTACGAAAATTACGTAAACGAGGCGGTAGAAGTACCGTTAACACAAAACCAGTTTGATGCTCTCGTGTCGTGGACATACAACCTTGGGCCATCAAACTTGAACAACAGCACGATGCTGAAAGTACTTAATTCGTCGTCCTATGACGACGTTCCAACACAGATTAAGCGTTGGAATAAAGCCGGGGGTAAAGTACTAGATGGGCTAGTAAGGAGACGAGAAGCCGAAGCCTTACTGTTCAAAGGCGAAGATTGGAGTGTAATATAAATACCAAATGGAAGTTTCAAAACGGCTTGAAAAACTAGAAGATAAAATTGATAAGCTTTCCGAAGCTATTATTGCTATTGCTCGTATAGAGGAGAGAGTAACCACTGTATTGAAACAAAACGACCGTTTTATTGCCCGTTTAGACCGTTTAGAGAATAGGGTTGAAACTGTTGAACAAAAAGCTATTGTTAACGCCAAGGGTGTAAGTATGTTTGAACGAATCTTTTGGATTTTTATATCCGCTGTAGCTAGCATTATTGTGTATAATTTAAGATGATATGGCGTATTTTAAACTCATCACGTTTGGTGGATTGGCTCCGCAGCTCTCACCTCGATTACTAAAAGACAACCTCGCACAAACCGCAGAAGACGTAAACCTAGAAAGTGGTAGGCTTGTGCCTATTACCGACAACTCCCAAACTCTTGTACTTGATGATGCTAATAGAACTAGCATATACAAATACACCGATTCACCAGAGCGTTGGTTAGAGTTTGATGAAGACGTAGACGTCGTCCCTGGTCCGATTGCCGGTGATACTAATGATACTGTATATTGGACGGGACAAAGCTACCCTCGCATGGGTAAAAGTTCTGTTATTCTTGGGGTAGCCCCTTTCCCAAGTAATTTTTATCGTTTAGGCATACCTGCTCCAAGTGCAGCACCGACCGTCGCCCTTGTATCGCCAACCAGTTATGACGCTACGATAACCACGACCAACGGTTCATCAACAGTTACCGTTACAACCACAAGCGACCACGGTGCATCGGTAGGGGATTATGTAAAACTTTCTAGTTTTGGGGGTGTGACAGAACTTCCTGTAAATGGCATTCCTGCTGCAGATCTAAATGGAGATCATAAAATTGTAACAGTACCAAGTACAACTACACTTACGATTGAAGTAAACAGCCCAGCAACTTCTTCAGGTACTTCAAGCTCGGTTACAGATGGAGCTACATTTAATGATGCTTCTGATGCTTTGATTGATTACAGTACTGCCTATGTATACACTTTTGTAAGTGCATACGGAGAAGAAGGACCTCCTTCTGCTGCTTCTACTGTTATAACTACGGATGATAATAGAACAACAACAATCTCGGGTCTTGAAACAAGTACCTCGGGCACCGGTCGAACAAACACTAATTTAAGTAAAAAACGTATTTATAGGTCTAACACTGGCTCTAATACAACTGCTTTTCAATTTGTTGCAGAGGTTACACTTGCAACTACTTCCTATACAGATACTTCTCAAAATGATGATTTAGCTGAGATTATTCCATCAACTTACTGGATTGGACCACCAAATGAAGATACAAGTGTATATCCAGATGGCCCAATGAAGGGTCTAGTGGCTATGCCTTATGGTGTATTTGCTGGGTTTACTGGTAAAAGGGTTTGTTTTTCTGAGCCTTTCTTACCCCATGCCTGGCCTGCAGCTTATCGTATAACTCTTGAAGAAGAAGTTGTTGGTATTGCGGTTGCAAGTAATGGTTTGGTTGTAGGCACAAAAGGCACTCCTTACTTAATTGCAGGTACAGATCCTCAATCTATGAGCGCAATCCGTATTGAAGCAGCACAAGCTTGTTTAAGTAAAAATTCAATGGTTGATATGGGTGCGTACGTTATGTACGCGGGCCCTGATGGGTTAGTCGCAGTGCAAGGCGCAGACGTACGTATTCTTACAGAGGGGCTTATTTCACCTACGCAATGGCAAGCTGATTACTACCCTTCTACTCTTAAAGGCTTTTTATGGAAAGGTAGATACGTTGGTTATTACTATACTGGCTCTGAGTACAAAGGGTTTATTTTTGACCCAAGGGGTGGAGAAGCCACTCTTACTAGCTTAAGTTTCTCTACAGAAGTACCGGGCGGTTTTACTGATCCAGACGACAATGAGTTGTACATTATTGTTGATGATGATATTAAAAAGTTTCAAGGCGGTAGTACAAACGAAACATTTACTTGGAAGAGTAAAGAATTTGTAACTGCTAAACCCACTAGTATGGGGTTTGCAAAAGTAGATGCCGAAGGTTTTCCCGTTACTTTAAAAGTATATGGAGATGGCTCTGTTATTTATAATGCAACCATTAGTACTTCTGGTAGTGTATATTCTGTAACAGGAACTACTCCTAGCTTTAGTGCAACAACCATTTATGAACCTATTGTTCGTTTACCAGCAAGCATGCATCGTACATTTGCCATAGAAATAGAATCTGCCAATATAGTCAACGAAGTGTGTATAGGCGAATCTATAGATGAATTAAGGAGTATTTAATGGCTACTACAGGCACTAAAGTTCCTGCTTTAAAAAATATTCCTGCTGGCACAGACCGAGAATTAAAATCAACACTTGAAGCTATGAAGGAGGCTCAAGAGATTCGTCTTGGGCGTAGAGGAGACCCAAGAGATAGAGCAATTACCCTAAGAGAACTTATTGATAGTGGTCTTGCAAAACAACTTAAAGAAAACCCATTTGATCCGAACGCTGGCGCCGGCGCTATAGATTTTACTGCGAACACCCCCCTCGAAAATCTAGCCGTGCCGCCAGCCCCTGTTGGTTTAGAAGCTTCAGGGGCATTTACAGCCATCATATTAAATTGGAACGGCATGAGTGCAAGTGCACCTTACGGTAATCACGCCTATACAGAAATTTGGCGCTCAAGGGCAAACAACCTTGGGGGTGCTACTTTACGTGCTACTACCACGGCTTTTATCTATACCGACGAAGTGGGGTATGGTGAAACTTATTACTATTGGGTGCGCTACGTAAGTACGTCCAATGTCCCCGGTCCATACAACAATACTAACGGAGTTGAAGCTTCAACATTGGAAGATGTTGCAACAGTAATGGCGCAGTTATCAGAGACTTTACAAGACTTACCAGGATACACAACTTTAGAAGCACTCATATCTGGGTCCGCTGGTACAGCCGCTACGGTTATAAGATCTACGAGTGCACCAACAACTAGAGACAATGGAGACGCTTTAGTAGGCAATGACATTTGGATTGATACAGATGATAACAACCAAGCTTATTTTAGAAATGCGGCAAACAGCGCTTGGATTGCAGCAAGGGATTCTACTTTAATTAGTCTATATAATTCATTAAGCTCAACCGTATCAACAAATACTTCTAACATATCTACAGCACAGTCAGATATTGTTACGCTTACAAGTGATACAACAGCAAATGCAAGTGCAATAAGCAGCTTAACTTCTACTGTTAATTCAAACACATCTGCAATTTCTAGTGAGGCAACAACTAGAGCAAATGCAGACAGTGCTTTATCTACAAGTATTACTAATTTGACTTCTACTGTTAATGGTAATACATCCAGCATTACTTCCCTTAATACCACTACAGCAAATATAAATGGTGATTTAAATGCCATGTACGTTTTACAAGTAGCTACTGAGTCTAATGGGAGTATTTCTTCTGCAGGCATGGTACTAGGCTCTAATGCAAACAGCGGGTCTGGTGCCCAATCCTATGTGCAATTTAGAGCAGATAAGTTTGCAATATGGAGTGGTTCAACAAATGTAGCGCCTTTTATTATTGATGCGGGAGTTGTTTATTTAGACACCGCTAGGATTAAAGACGGAGCTATTCAAAACGCTAAGATTCAAGATGCTACAATTCAAACCGCTAAAATAGGGGACCTTCAAGTTACAAACGCAAAGATTGGTAATTTAGCTGTTACTGAAGGAAAAATTCAAGATCTAGCTGTAACAAATGCAAAAATTGCTAACGCTGCTATTACAAATGCAAAAATAAATGATTTAGACGCCGCTAAAATAACAGCAGGCACAATAAGTGCAGACAGAATAGGCGCGAATACTATTACTGCTGACAAAATTAATGTAACAGACCTAACACTTGAATTCAGCGCATCTACAGTAAGTGGAACAACAATTGGCTATTGGAATAATAATACTATGCGTCTTAAGAAAGTTGCAGACATTGGAACGGCTCCTGGTATTTATCATATTATGTGTAGAATATTTGGGGGAAGTGGGCAGGTCAAAACTTTATCCGTAGTTGCAGGAGATGGTACATTTGGTACAGGGACGGGCTACGAACTTAGAGATGATTATGCTTATAGTAATGCTGCTTTTGCTACTGATTTACCTATATTGGATCAGGGGTATGCTCAGTTTAATTCAGGTCAATCACAATATTGGTCGGGCATAGATAGGTTTGATTCTACTTATAAGATGGTTCAAAAAGATATTATAGTTAGAAAAGTAAGCAGTTCTAGTCGAACGCTAGCTTTATATATCCTTGCCCAAGGGGATGGCAGCTTTAGATATTTATCAAATGTACAATACGGAGTTTATAAGTTCTCAGAAATATAATGGCTATTCATAATTTTAATTACACTTATACTTATCAAAGCTGCAAGGCTGTTCCTAAAAGTAGTGATGATGATACTTTAATTGTTAGAGAAGTAACTATAGAAATAGTAGCTGTTGATCAAGCAGACCCTTCTCAATCAATAACTTTGGTAGAAACAACTCCTTTAAATTATTTACCTTTACAAGATGCAGAAACTCTGCCCGACTCTTTTATTCCCATTGATGAGATTACTAATCAACAAATGATTGATTGGTTTTTAGGTAAAGTTACAGACACCGTTTTAGATGGGTTTTTTACTTGGCAGCTTTATGGGGCGGATGAAGTTGACCCAGTCGTAGACGAAGGGTAAGATAGGCTTATGGAAAATTCAATAAACAAACCTCTTGGGCATTCAGATCCAACTAGTTATAAGAACATTGATAAGACTATTAAATCAACTGTTCCAAATCATGACGGAGAGGTACCAGGCGTTAAAGAAGACGACAAACCTTTCTACGACCCTTGGGTAAATAAGGAGTGAGTTGTATGTATCACAGTGGTAAAAAGAAACCCGTCAAAAAGAAAAAAGTAGCTAAGAAAGGCAAGAAAAAACTTTATTAGTTATTATGTCTAAAGTAGACCTGTTTAAAGCACAGAAAACTGTGTTGTTTGGGGAAAGGGCTAAACTTTCTATTGACCTAGAAGTACTTACTTCTAACCCCCAAAGCATTCCAGAACATACAAAATTTCAAGAAGAATTAGACACATTGATTGGAAAATTAGCCGAAGTTAATGATAAAATTGATATTGTTGATTTTTTAATTCAACAGGAAGAAAAAAATGCCTAGAACAAAAAAACCTTTATCAATGAAAGTCCAAAAGAAAGGACTAACTAAACGACAAGAAACTGCTTTAAAGAAGCACACCAAAGGTACTAGTCAAGAACATAAAAGTTTTATGAAACGTAGACTTCTTATGGGCGATACAATTAGACAAGCTCATAAGATGTACAAAAAGAAAAATGGCTAGAAACTATCGTAACGAATACGATAAGTACCATTCCTCCCCTAAACAGAAAAAACGTAGAGCTGGGCGTAACAAAGCTCGACGTATTATGGAGCGTTTAGGTAAAGCTAAAAAAGGTGATGGTAAAGACGTAGCACACAAAGACAACAACCCTCTAAACGCCAAACTTAAAAATATACGCATGGAATCGCGTAAATCCAACCGTTCTTTCCCTAGAACTAAAACATCGAGACGAAAACGTGGCTAATTTAATCGTGACTATAATAGTGGCTTTGGCATTATTAGCAGCTGTTTTTATGGTAGACTTACCTGATGATTAAGAAATTTTTTAAAAAAATAGATAGCATTATGAAAAAAAGCTACACCAAGCTTTTTAAAAAGGTTTACAAACCTGCGCCTAAAAAACGTGGGAGACCAAAGAAAAAATAATGGCTAGAACCACAAAGAAAAAAACTACTAAAAAAGGACCTACTCCTACAAAACCTGCTTTATATGCGCGTGTAAAAGCAGAAGCCAAACGTAAGTTTAAAGTCTGGCCTTCAGCATATGCTTCAGGTTGGTTAACTAAAACCTACAAACAAAGGGGTGGGGGCTACAGATAGTGGCTAAACCAAAAGGTGGACTCACCAAATGGTTTAACGAAGAGTGGGTTGATATAGGTAGAAAAAAGAAAGGTGGTGGATATGCACCTTGTGGAAGAAAAAAAGCTTCTACTAAACGTAAAGGATATCCAAAGTGTGTGCCTAAAGCAAAAGCTGCGAGTATGACAGCAGCACAAAAAAGAAGTGCTGTAAAACGTAAACGAGCTAAAGCTCAGGGTGTAGGTGGTAAACCAACAAGAGTAAGAACTTATGTCAGAAAAAAGAAAAAGTAAAAAAGACCCTAGATTAGCAAGAGCAGGTGTGAGTGGTTTTAATAAACCAAAGCGTACACCTAGTCACCCAAAAAAATCACATATTGTGGTAGCTAAAGAAGGTAGCAAAATTAAAACTATTCGATTTGGTGAGCAAGGCGCTAAGACTGCTGGTAAGCCTAAAGCTGGTGAATCAGATAGAATGAAAAAGAAGAGAGCTTCTTTTAAAGCTAGGCATAGAAAAAACATCTCTAAAGGTAAAATGTCTGCTGCTTATTGGGCTGATAAGGTTAAATGGTAGCCAAAAAGAAAAAAGATAAGAAGTGGATTCAAAAAGCCATCAAAAAACCTGGGGCTTTTACTGCTCAAGCTAAAAGAAAAAAGATGTCAGTATCTCAATTTGCTGATGAAGTTTTAAAAAAAGGTAGTAAATACTCAGAAACTACTAAAAAACGTGCCAGATTAGCAAAAACCCTCAAAAAAATCAGATCTAAGAAAAAATGACCCTCTCAGAACGCGCTGGTTGCGTTTTCTGAAGGTGGGTAAGGTGTTAGGTATCGGAACTACTAAAATGCAGCCACGGGCTTCTGTGTGCGTCTGACGCGATTTTGCCTTTTTAACTGCCTAATAGGGTAATTTTCACCCGCATTTCGTAAATTTATGAGTTTTTTCTCAACTTTTGAGTAAGTTCCCCAATCTTTTACTTCAGTTGCAGTTCTTCCACACCCTTTACATCTGTCATCCCCCCATTGAGTTGTTGAACAAACGCCAGTGCAGGGACAATCTGCAAGGCTTGAACAACACCCTAGGGTTTTTGTTAGATGTGTAAAAAAAGTTTCTTCACTTTTCATCATTATCTCCTACAGCATTTATTAGACGCCGTAAGTACCACTCTGCTTTAAGCAAGTCCTGTTTTTTATTTTTGTTTTCATAGCGCCAAAGGTACTTCATAATGTTTCCCTTACAGTACGCTGCAAATTGTTCGTCAGTCATACTTGCTTGTATTGCGTCGATGCATTCTATACCCCCTTGGTTGTAATGCATTGGTTTGTTTACTGGGTCAAAGTCCATATTTACTCCTTTATTCTAAACATATGTCTATTAATTTGTCTATAAATTGATCAAAACTGCAGGCACACTTGAGAAACTCATCTAAAGTAAAAAACTCTTTTTGGAAGTCTTGACTTACAACAATATGGCCCGGGGACCCTAGTACGTAATACACGGGCAGATTATAATCATACTGTTGCTGAAGCCAGGCACGTTGTTGTAAAGAAAGATCGACGGTTATTTTTGACGAACCACGGGCGGGTAGTTTTTGTTTATATTTGTATTCAATAAAAGCAAAACCTTTGGGTCCAGAATAGAAAGTGTCAGGCACACCCCCGTGATACGGGTCATTGATTTTCCACTTATAAATTTCTTTAGGAAGCTTTTTGTGGATTTTGTTGATGAAGTCCTTTTCTTTCACGCTCTTTATGTAGCAGCATTAAATCATACCACCTATAGAATGTTTTGTTTACGTGATCCCAATACCATCCAGGGTTGTTATCACACTTACATCTATACTTGGGTTTCTCGCAAATTTCGCAAGGTTGTTCAAGATACATATAAAGAGTATACACGATGCGACAGTATATGTCGCACCGTGTAAGTAAGATAATTACTTAGAAACGCTATCAAAAACTTTTTTAGCGTTTTCGTAATCTTCTTCGGTAGTCCAGCCTACGTTCTCAACTGCAATGTTGTAGAACTTTTGACCAGCTCTGTTTTGAGTTTGTGAAGAAGACATTTTCCATAGAGATGAAAAACGGTCTCCACCAAGACGAGCAATTTGAGTATTCCATTCTCTTGACACTCTCAACTTAGAAGATGAGCAATCAAAGATAAATGGAGTATCCAATTTACCAGTTTCTGCGTCTTTTTTAATTAAAAGATGCGATTGGGTTTGAGTGATGTCATAGTCATCAGGATTCAAACCTTGTGCTGTGAGGGTATCAATAGCATCTTTTTCAGTAGCAAAACTACCTGCTAAGCCGCCACCTTTCTCACGTTTTTTCCAGGCTACGAATTCTTCGGTAAACTTAACGTTGATAACGTAAATATCTTTACCGTAGTTTTCTCTGGTTATAGTGTTAATAAAATCACCTGGCTTAGATCCGTTAATGTATTCACTGTGGTTTTCATCAACTTCATTGCTAAGCTGTTGAAGTTGTTTAACCCTTGGTGTTTGCAGATGCTCTGCAGATACATTTTCGTTACCTAACCCTGCACCCGCTTGTACGTGTGCTGGGACTTTATCACTTACTAGTGCAATATCACTCATAGAACGTTCTCCTTTTTTCGTCGATATTGTTAATATTACTTTGACCTGAAATTAATTCTGGTCAACTCCGTTGATGTTACGCCTGGAACGGCCTGTCCCATTTGTAACAACTCCCTATAAGCAGTAGCTGACATACGTTTTTGCAGCAGCTCAAATTGTTGTGTATCCAATATGTGCCGATGCAATGCATCCCAGTCTTCTACAGTAGGAACTATTTCCTGTTTAATGGAAACAGTACACTGGTCGTTACCAACTCGATCAATTCCTTGTTCTTTAAGGCTGGTAGCGATTTGTGTTTCTAGCATATCTTTAGTACGCTTTAATTCTTTTTCTTGATCTAACAATGTCACCAGCTGCTGGCGAACGTTTGTTAACTCATTTAACATATCATCAATAGTCAATGTATGGTCTCCTTATCATTTGATGGAATTTCAAGGTAGATTCCATCTGTTATACCTAATGCTTCCTTGCAAGCATCGTTTAATAAAGCTTTTAAATCTTTGTCTTGATATTTTTCTGGGTTAGTACCTAGTTGATGTTCAACACACATCATAACTAAAGCTAGTGCTACAATTTTAGGAGGGCGTCTTAACAACCCATCAAGTGTGTCATCCATAGTTTCATCAAGTAATTCAAATAAGCGACTATCCATTATTTAGCTCCGTGAGAATGTGAAGTAGGTTTTCCATCTTGCCTAACTTTCCATCTAGTTTTTTGTATACTTCTTCTTCCCACGTATTTCTAGCAGCAATAAGAATTGTTTCAGTTTTTTGTGTTTGACTGGCGCGATGTATACGCCGATTAAATTGTTGAAAGTGCTCAGCATTGTAAGTGGGTGAACACCATATAGCTGTGGTAGCTTTTGTTAACGTAAGACCGTGGCCCGCAGATTGTGGATGACAAAATAGTACACGTATTTGCCCAGCCTGGAATCTTTGTACAATGTCTTTACGTTTTTCGGCAGGTACGCTGCCGTCAATAACTTCGTAAGATATTTTTTGTTTAGTTGCTAACTCAATTAATGCATCTCGTTCATGCCTCCAATTGAATGCAACAATAGAATGTTTACGTTCGGATACAAGATCTATAACGATATCGTAGCGTTCTTGATGGAGATACTGAACTAATCCATCTTCGTCATACACTCCGCCTGAGATGATTTGTAGTAACTTTTTAACTCGGGCTCCTGCGTGTACAGCATTGATGGTACCCATTTTAGTATACAAAACTGAATCTTTACTGAAGTCGTTGTACATACGTTGGACTTCAGGACTTAGATTAGTTCGTACAGTTCTTACAATGTTTTCAGGAAGATCAATACAGTCTTCTAGTTTGTAGCGAATAGTTATATCACTAAGTCGGGCCGCAACAGCTTGTTCAATACCTGGCTTGTCAACCCACTCGTTAGCAAAGCCATTGAACTTAGGAGTGCAAACTTGGTTGCGATAAGAGTAAAAGCGTTGCCCGAGATGATCACCGTCATCTACGAGCAACACTGGGTGCCAAAGGTCTAGAATAGAATTACTATTAGGAGTACCAGACATGGCAATCCTATAAGTAAACAATGAGATAAAATTTCTGAGATTTTTAGATCGTTGCGAATCTTTGTTTTTAAAAGCGGTGAATTCGTCAATAACGATTGTAGTGAATCCCTTAAGTAGGTGTGAATTTTTATGTAAGAAATTGACAGCTTCGAAGTTAGTAATAACCATTTCGTGCGAAGTGTCGGTAAATATCTTTTTACGGTTTTTAGCATATGCTACTCCAAATTTTATATTAGGTTGAAACTTTTTAATGTCATCAACCCACGCTGCTTCAAGTATAGATAAGGGCGCAAGTACAAGAGTTTTACCTGGAAGGTTTGTAATAGCGTCAAGTACTGCTCTGGTTTTACCAGTGCCAGGATCTGATGTAATAAGACAGCGGGGGTGAGATAGAATAAAGTCAGTGGTTTTTGATTGGTGCGCATAAGGCGCAAGTGTATTGTTCATCATTCGTTTTCCGTTGTTAATGTTTCGTCGTAAATAGTTATTATACTATTTAAGACCCCATTCGCAAATAGGATATTCACCGTTTTTAAATGAACACCATCTGCAATTGTCTTTGGAAGGATTAGGTGGAAACTTTGTAGCAGTTGTCATATCAAAAGCTCGCTGCTGTAGGTTTGGCATAAACGCTAAAGCTTGATCTCTTGTATATACTTGCTCGCTAGTTTCACCGTGGTCTAAATACCAAAGTTCTGTTTTTGCAATTTCTAAATCTGGATATCTCATAAAACTTCCAATTGCATAAGTTAGAGCTTGCTGTGAATGGCTTATCTCATTACCAAAGCGTTTGCCTGTTTTATAGTCAATAACTCGCGCTGAGGTTTCTGATTCATGTACCATTGCATCTAGTTTTACTCTGCCCCAAACATTAGGAGCCATCCAACCGCAGGGTTCCCACTCAATAGTGAAACCCCATTCGCCTTCTAGTTCTACTTTTGCATCTATGAAAAGTTCACGAAGTTCTTCAAATTGTGATTGGAATTTTTTTAGTGTGTCTGGCATTTCACCAAGTTCGCCGTTTACATAAAGCTCGGCTTGTTCGTGTATGTCAGTACCACGTTGCGCGGCTGGTCCAAAATCTTCTTGTACTTTTTTAACTTTAGAGATGTAAGAACGGTATGCGCAGGTTTCGTAAGTTTTTAAAGCGGAATGCGACCAGGTAGGTATTAAACCCAACTCCTTTGGTGTGTCCATCTCTATTACATTGATTAGATCTGGACGCTTGTTTTGTACAAGCTTAGTCATTTTTTAGTTATGCTTTCCTAGCTTTTTTGTTTTAAAAGTATGTTGTCTTTACCTTCAAAATGTTCTTTTATTAAAGATTCTCGAATATTATTATCTAATTTCCACACTAATACAACCCCTCTTGGAATTGTAGCGTGTTTATCAGCAGTAACTCTTTTTCGTTCTGTTTTAACATTTAATCGTGACATAGCTTTAGTAAAGTCACGAGTAGATAACTTATTTCTGCTGTCGGTAAGTACATCGTAAATTAATTTAAGTTGACTCATAGGTATTACAACAGTTTGTTTTTTACCTGAACTTGCAACCCATTGCTTTATGTAACGTTGTGCTGTACTTATACCACCAGCATCAAATGTATTTGTTAGTGGTATATCTAATATTTCAGTAAAATATTCAAGATTGCGTTGACGTACTGCTGCTGCAAATTCTTCAAGTACAGACATAGATATATTTTTCATTTCTAATTTAGCTTCATTTTCTAAAGCAGTGTGTGCCATACGTTCATCAACTTTAAATTTATTTAACACACCAGCAAATATAAAAAGTTCTTTGTGTATAGCATTTATATTTTCAATAAATTTTGGGTGGGCTATTTCAAGTTTTGCATCTTGTCTAGGCCCAACATTGTAACGTCGATCACCTTCTTCTATTTTTACCGCATCTGCTCGGTTGGTTAAAAATAAAAAGTTAGTAAAAGAAGGTAGTTCTATTTGATTAGTACGCATTGCACGTATAGTTAAATTAGGTTCTGTAATTTGATGTTTAAGTTTGTCAGCCATTTTACCAATGCTACCTGCATCACCCATACGAAATTCATCAACTACTAAAAATAAAGCTGTACGCATGTATAAATTAAATTGTTCTTCTATATTTTCTAAAGAACGCATAGGGACTTGTGCTTCTCCAAAAAGAGGTTTAAGAACTTTATGGATTAATAAACCTTTACCAGTGCCTGGAACGCCTGTAAATATCCATGCTGTCATTGTTTTGCGTTTGTTTTGATAAATGTATGCAAGCCAATTAACAAAATGTTCTAACTCAGTTTTACCATTACCAAGAACATGGGACAACAAAGTGTATATAAGAGGAGTTAGAGTTTTTGTTTTCTCTGCTGTCCCATATTCTAGTTCAGGTACATGTTCTTCTTGTTGTAACATGTATGGAGTTTTTCTAAAAAGGTTTACGTAGTAGGGGGTTTCATCCAACTGAATACCTTTATCAGAGCTTGGATCAAAAATAACCCTAGCATCTGGAATAAAATCCAAGGCAGGGCGATTGTGAGACCTAAGAAAGTCATCAATAGATTGTTTATTGGTTGGCGTAAGCGGATAGTCTTCTGTAAATTGTTGGATTGTTTCATCAAATACTCCGTTATAGTAAGTGTCAGTATAAAAATCTCTAAGAGCTAAAGGTTTTAATTTTTGGTCTTTATCAATTTTATCTGCAAAAGTTTCAAATATAACTTTATAAAAATCTGGATCGGCTTTTTGTATTTCCCAAATAGGTTCGCCTTTAAAGTTATACATATAATGGGGGTTAGTTAATACAAAATAATAACCTCCACTGTCGCCTCCATTAATATTACAGTTGACATAAGGTTCAGCTACTCGGCTTATCTCAATGGTCATTTTGTCTGGGTTTTGTAATACTTCGTGAGGTTCACCAGCTACATTTACTGTTGTAGTTTTAGTTGGTTTTTTAGGAAGATTTAATTTTTTTCTTAAATTATCTTTTATTTGAATTCCTAAATTATGTACGCGTTCAGGATTTACTGTAATAAGTAAAGTAGAAAGATCTAAGGTTTCTGAATTACGTTTAGCGTGTACAAATCTAGGCCCAGGAATTGGGTTGTGTACATCTTTAGTAAAAGTAGGTGGAGCAAGGTAAATAATTTTAGAGTTGTCAGCGACTCCTGGATCAAGTCTGTAAGATAAACTTTGACCGTTTGCAGACAGAGTTAATTCGGCTGCAAGTTTGTCTGTTTCATAATTTAATAATTTAAGTAATTCTTTTAATACTTTTGGATGATTAGCGTGCTCAAGTATAAAAAAGATATGCATAGATATTTTGTCTTTTTTAAAACCTAATGAAGCACTGGCTTGTGCAATATAACTTACATTATGAAACTCATCAGGTAGTTGTTGAATAAGTTGCTCAGCTAATAGTTCTAAGTCTTGGTTAGTAAGTTCAGATTTTTTTGGAATGGTTGCTTGAACATCATCAAAATCTAATACTAACAATTCAGTGGTTGCAACACGATCTGTCATTAAAGCTCTTGGTTCATGTTTAAGTGGACGTTTTAATAGCCCTTTATGTAAACACATACCAGCGTCGGCTGCTTTTGTAAGTTCAGTAAATAATTTAGTTGTGTCCTTAGATATGTCTTTGTGGACGGAAGTAAAGTTTTTTATTAGGGGGTAAGGTGTGACACCTTCTTCAGTAAAATGTTTTGCTAGGCGCTGCTTAGCTTTTAAAAATACTAGTTCCATATCTAACTCCTATGTTATGGATTTTCTTTTTTTGAATTATATATTTCCTCTCTGTCAATATGTATATCTGGGTTTGCTTCAAAAGCTAGTTTACTTTGTTTAGGTCCTAATGCAGTAACGGTAACTTTACAAAGAAATTCATTATCTTTGTAAATTACAACTGCGTCCCCTTTTCTTCTTGTTAAAACTAGATTGCTCATTTGTCATACTGTTGACTGTATCCTCCTTCAGCATCCAGCGGTAAATCAGAACACCAAAGAGGCGGTGTTTTCATTATACCTATAATTTTAGAAAGTGTCTCGTCAGCATTATTTTCTGAGCCGATACAAACAATCTCATCGTGTACCTGTAATACTACAGATACTTCAGGGAGTGCGTGTACTGCTAACATTTGTTCAATAATTACAATACGTGCAAGTGCTTGAACTACGTTTTCCGTTACACGAGCCCCGTACGTTTTGATAAATCCTTTACCAGAGTCATAGCTGTGTTGACCCCCCGTAAAATTTAGCTTGGGGTAATTTAAATGCATACCGTTTGGCAGCTCAATGGCTTGGTGTTTAATAACTAATGGGCCATATGGATAGCAAGTTGACTTTGAAGGAACACACATAGTGTATAAAAAATCTCTAAACGTATGCCAAAGTCTAGCTACATTAAAGTATGTAGCTCGGTATTGGCTTACAATTGCGAGCGCTGTGGCGTCAGTAATTTCAACTGAGGGTGTTCCTGTTTTAAGAGTGTACTTAAATTTTTCATGGCCCATGCCGTAACCAAGACCTAAGATAGCAGTCTTACCAACATATCTTTCTAGTTTGTTTTCTTTAGTAATTGGGCGGCCATATATTTGTGATGCAAAGTTACTGTATACGTCTTCACCAGCTGCAAAAGAATCAAGTAATGAACCTTCTTTTGCGAGCCAAGCTAACATACGAGCTTCGATATTTGATAAGTCAGCGACATACAAAAGTTGACCTGGAGGCGCTTGTATTGCAGTACGTAACACTGATCCCCGGGGAAGGTTTTGTAAGTTAACACTTTCTGTGCCACCAAAACGGCCTGTGTGAGCTGCGTAATAACGAAGTGGAACTGAGAATGTTTCATCTGGGTTGATGTTTTCTAACATTCTTTGTGCTCTGGTTTCTTCGATACGTGACTTTACAGCTTCCCTGGCATCCCAAAGATGTTGGTATTCAGGATAGAGGTTCTGCATTTGTATATACGCAGAATCTGTTTTACTAAATGCAGGAATCTTTTTACCTGTATTTGGGCTGGTTTTAGTTGGTACAACAATGTCCAACGATTCTAAATGCTCAGCAAATTTCTTTTGCGATGCTAAAACTTCTCGGCTTACGCCAGACTTTTCTATTAGTTCTTCGGTGTTCGTTTTTATTTTTTCTCGGTGCGTTATCAATAGTTCACGGTTCAGGGTTAGTTTTGGTTCTACATACATGCGACAAGTAAGATCTATTACATCTAGCTCTTCCTGTGGATAACTTTGTACAAACCTATTAAAGATTGCATAAGTTAAATCTACGTCTTGTATACAATAGCCAGCGATTTGTTCTTCAATGTCAGGGGGTAAGTCTCGAATGCCTTTAGCATTAACAAGTTCATCTCCTTTACGCATTGTGTTGTCGTCTGGAAATACACGTTCCGCGGTCGCTTTCAAAGATGCTGATTGATTTGGATACATACCTCGGGCCATCGCAGCTGTATCGTAATAATAAGCAGGATAAAGTCCTAAGTATTGAGTGAGAATATAAGCATCAAACAAAGTATTGTGGCAAACAATTGCACAATCTTCCCAGGGGATATTTTGTAATGCATCTAAATATTCATCTTCACCAAACCATTCAGTTGGTTCATCATTGAATTTCAATCCTACACCCCAGATTTTAAAGTCTGGGTGATGTATATATTGAACTGTAGTAATTTTTTTAAGCGACAGAGTGCTGTCGTAATAAGTTTCAAAGTCTAAATAAACTTTATTCATGTTGTCCACCAATTGGGTTTAGGTCTGTTCTTGTTCCATTGAGCGTATGTTTTTTCTGCAATGCAGTAATTACGATAAGATTCCACAGGATCTTTTGTTTTGTATTGATCAGGCATTGCTAAAGCTGGAGGTGTTAGATCACCTTCAGGTATATTTTTAGGAGGAGTTCCTAATGGGTAACCAAGTTTTACAAGGCTGGCGTGTCTTTTTTGATATCTATAATAATATTCATTACCAAGAGCAATAAAATGTTTATATAACCAAAGATAGTTTTCTTTTGTTTGTCTTGCCCAAATAGTACATGGATGATTCCAATATGCTCTTTTGTATAGATTGTTGGCATCTGCATACTCATCTCCATCTAATTCTCTGTGTGCAGTTGATAACATTTGAGCTGTTTCCAACGGCATCTTGACCAGCATTTTGTCTGGTTGTGCTTGAGCAGATAAAGTAGGGCAGGGGTAAAAATAAAATATGTTCATTTGAATTATCCTTAATTAAATGAGTTTTTATTATGGCACAACTTTTTTAAATTTTAAAATAGCCCCCAATGAGGGGGCATAGATTAATTAGTTTTACGCCACTTGGGCTCTATGGTTTCCCACTTAAGGGTTGGTGTATTAATTGTAAATTTGTTAAGAACTTTCTTAGGTTCTTTCTTTACAGATAATACTTCGTGTCGCATTGTTTTCTTTAGGATAAACAAAACAATAGACGCACACAGACCACCAACCATAGCGGCAGTCATACCGCTGAAAGTGCCGTAGAAGCAAACCATAAGTGTTACTGTAATAAGGACGTCAACAAACACATCGTTACCGATAGTTTTACGTCCACCAATTTTAAGCGCTAGCAGCAACAGACCAAGCGCGCTGACGATACCGATCAACAACATTGCCTCTATCCCTCCACATTAGATACGCCATATAGGCAAATTGAATTAGCTCGATGAGAATCCATAGAGCGGTTGTAGCAGATGTAATAATACTAGACATCTAAAAGTCTCCAGAGTAAAAATATAACTGCACCCAGTGATACTGAGATTGCAATTAACATTAGAAAATGATGCAACGATGTTGCAATGGCAAGTAAGCCAAGCAACACTGCACCGCCAGTAAGAACAGATACACCAAAGTCTTTGATGTTCTGTTTAAATTTTGATGATTTCACCATAAGGCGCCTCCTCTGCGTTTGTTGTTATCCATAGAACTGGATATGGTGGTTGATCTCCGAAGTCGTTTGACTCAAGGTCAGTAAGATAAACTAGAGCTTCGACATTGGGATGTTTTTCATTGATATAAGATATAACAGGCTCAAACGCTGTGCCGCCTCTGCCCCGGTAAGTTACCTTTAATGGCAGCGACTCTCGAGTATATGTTTCATCTGATTGTACTTCTGAGTCACACTGTATAAAGTGTACAGCGTTTGGAGCTAGGTCTTGTAAAATAGTAGATGCTTCAGTGGTAAATTGTTGTAGCTCTTCATCAGACACAGAGCCAGAGGTATCTACTGCAACTGCTATTTCACCTAGGCAAGGATTATGTGCCGATGGCAAATACATTCCTTGCGCAATAAACCTACGATTAGGACGAATCCAAGAGTAATCTGACTGGTTATTGGAACGTAGAAATCTAGCCAATACCATACGCCAGTCAACCTTGGGCTTCGTTGCAAGGCCGACGATCGATTCCATTTTACTTGACAGTTTGCCAGATGCTTTTGCAACTTCGGCAGCTTGATTGATTGCAACAGTAAGTTGGGCTTCAATCGCGCTGCTAGTCTGCTGTGAAGTTGCATCTGGATGATCAATAACACTGCCACAACCACCGAAGTCTGCAGCAAGCGAGTCCCATCCCTCGGGAGGTTCGGGGAGGATGCTGTAAACATGCTCGGTGGTCATATCGGCATACTGAGAATCTAGCAGTCCGCCAGATGGTAATATAAATCCTTCTTGTTCAAGTAGTAGGTTGATGACATAGTCAGCAGCAACGTTCCACTTTTGTGGTTGACGTTCTTGTCTACGTAGATGATGCATGAATACAACATGCATAACTTCGTGTGCAAGAAAACCTATACGTTCCTCTGGTCTTAGCTTTTCAAACCATGTAGGATTGTAGATAAGAGATTTACCATCTGTGGCACCCGTATCAATATCTTCACGCTCTACGGGCTTGAGTCGAAGACATAGGGTGCCAAAGAATGGATTGTCAAGAATAAGTCTTGAACGGGCTTTTATAAATGATTCGTTCATTGTTCGAGTTTCCTTAATAATACTTCCGCTTTTCGTGTATTAAATTTTTCACAGCGTTCTTGTTGGAAAGCTTTTTGCCAAGCTGGGCCACTAATTGCAACAGATGCTTCGGCTTCTAATCTTTCTTGATTGAGATAATAGAACTTATTGTGTTGCTGAGTTTCATACTGGTCGTATTTTTGAGTATCGTGGTTCCAATAAGAACGCATTTCTGTAAATGTTTTATTATCAAAAGAAACTTTGCCAAAGATATCTGAAGTATAGACCTTCATAAATCTAGAAGTCAGATAGGTATAATCTGGTTGTTTACCTTCAGGCCAGTTTTTTCTTCGACACTCAGGATGTTTTATATAAAAATCCTCTTGGTCTTTCCAACCTGTTTGATGAGCATAGTTACGAAAATACATGCCATATGAAGAATTAACACCAAACAATTTGGCACATAAATACACAACTTGTGGGCTTCTGTTTGTGTTTCTAGGCACATACCATTCATAAGCGTTGATGTAGGCATAACCTACACCCCCGCAGAATCTGTATGAAACCCAGTCACCTATATCAAAGTGACGAATAGTAGGATCTAGTCGTTTCCTAGGCATTAGATTTCCTCCAAGAGTTTAGACTCTAGTAATACTTCGTTAAGCTCTTGTTCTTGCTCAACGATAAAGTCACGCTGTTGCTGTTGTTTAGCTTTACGATTGACTTTTTCATAGAGCTTTTGAACTTTGTCAGTAGGAACTAAGTCTTTAAGAGCAGGCCAAGCTTTCATTGCTTGATTCAAAGTGCTGAACTCTTGGCAAACACTTTCAATCTTGTTGACGTAAGTTTGCTCTTGTTCTTTACGCTTTTTGTTGTATTCAGAAATACTGTAAAGTTGTTGAGCAAATTCATGTTCAAACGGTAAATTGATTTCACCTGAATACCAACTGCTACTCATGAAACTTGGAATTTGTCTTTCGGTAAGAAACTTACAACTATAGGTTTCAGTTTTTATTGGTCTGTCAGGATCGTCGCTTGGGACATCTACATTAACATTAAGATTCTCTACACTTTTCATAGTGTAATTAACCATGTTGTCTAGCGTTTCGCTGAACTGTTGCAAAAGCTTATCCAATTTAGGTACGATGTTTTCATTGTAAAACGTATCCGGAGCTGGAAAGTCTTTTTCAGGATTTACAATCCGATATTTTTCTTTAGCGTTGTGACGTATTTCACGTAACAAACGATCAGACATTCTTACTGTAGCCATATGTATACCTCCTATAAAATGACATTGGCGTTATCAACAATCCACTGACGACAGTGTTTGTTGGATTTAAGATTTCTGTCAACGGCTAAACAACCTTTGACAAGTATGACTTGAAACTCGACCGGAATCTTTTTGGCTAGCTTCATAATGTTTTCCATCTTGTTGTCGACAGCTCGCGCTGCAACAGAACTCGATAGAGCATACAAGACAGCTGGGTTCTCATCCTTCTTGTATGTTGATGGATCTTCGAGAAGTTTGTCGATGTCAGGCAGCTTGTCGGATATTTCTTTGTATGCAAGAAACTCACCGGCTGGACCATCACCGACAATAGAAGAGATGCCAAAGAACAACGAATCATGGTCGACGTTCTCCGGTTGAACTCTTAGCTTTTTGTTAACAAAGGCCCATGCACGCGGAGTTGGAAACGCATACTCATCAGCACTGAAGCTGTAGAGTAAATTGGGTCGATATTGCAAGAAGCCAATAACCTCGGGAGAGACATTGTTGGCATATGCCCACGATACCCAATCGTCGATGTTGGCTTCCAACTCGTAGTGCGCGAGTCTGTTCCTCACAGGAGAAGGCATTTGATAGACGGCTGCAGCATCGGTTAGACGGTTACCTGCAGCAAGCATAGACCAGCCGCTCGGTAGTTCATAGTCACCGATACGTCTGGTAAGTAAAAGTTGCAGGAAAGCATTCTGTGTCGCAGGCGGAGCAGTCGGTAGCTCGTCAATGAACATCATACCTGTGTCACCATCCCGACTTTTAATGGGAAACACGTCAGGTACCGCCCAACGAGTAAAACGCTTTCCTGTCTCTTTTTCCTGCATGATGTGTGGGACTCCACGCACATCGACAGGGTCAAACAGGTTTGCACGAAAGTCGATAAGATTCATACCGAGACTGTCCGCGACTTGTTGGGGTATTTCTGATTTACCGATGCCTGGCCCACCCCATATCATTGTATTGATGCCGGCACGCATATTTTGCTTGATCTCTGATATCAGAGCTGATGGTTTTATAGAATGCATAGTTACCTCCTTATGTTTCTATGGGTTCTACATTAATTACTTCTATTTGCTCGCCAGTAGCGATTGACTTAATAAAAGCGAGTTTGGCTAGCAGCTTATAATTAAAGTTGCTATTAAATTCTGGAGCAGAAAACGTAATTGTTATCTGCATATCTGGTGTGTCTTTATCGACAAATGTGGCTCTCCATTTAATCATTTCTTACCCCCTTTGATAATTTTAAATGGTCTTACTTTAGTGGCTGGTTCAAATAGTATGTCTGGCTCAAACCGTGGTGTAGTGAACCAAACGGCAACGCTCAACGGTTCACGTTCGTCAAGATGTGATGACTCACGATATGAGGCACACAACTTAGCTATTTCACCGAAAAGGTAATCAAATGATTGGTTATCAGAACGATAACCTAAGCAATAGCTAGTTTGGTTTGGCAGTTCCTCAAAGTCTAAACGCTGAGCAGTTTCTTCTTCTAGAACTGAGATTTGAATGTGTATTTCGTAGGCAGTATCGTCTTGATACATAAGCACACCTCCTGTGCATAAATTGCTGGAAAGTAGACGGAAGGGAAGAAATTAACTTAATAATAAGTAAAAATGCCTACCTTCCAGCAAACTTGTTAAATTGTCGGGAAACAAACGGTTGGTTATAAATATTTACGTATACAATTTAAAAAGTGTTTGCTTCCCAACAAACTTAATAATAGTTTTTCCAAAAGTCACGCCAAATAGATTCGGCATACTCTTGAGACATATGATCGTTTGGGTACTCTTCTTCAACTGCTTTCATATACTGAGAAAAGTCAAAGCCTTCATTCATAATAGAGTCGCAAAACTCTTCAATGTCCATCATGTGATCTTTTAAACGTCCCATGTTTGTCTCTCCTTAACTACTCTACCTGAAAGGTATTCAGTCTGAGATAGCGTTTCGCGTTTACCTTGATTGTTGATGGTTGACTGAAAATAGATAAACTTAATTTTTTTATCTAGCGCTTCTATGGCTAGCTCTTCTTTACGTTTCTCTACTTTCTTTCTAGTGTGATAATCGGCCATAATATCTACCTACCACCAACAACTATACCAAACTTTCTTACCTTGATCTAACCAGGCAAGAGCCTTGTCACAGAAGTCAAGGTCATACGAAGCAGATGCACGCATCTCTTCGTCTTGATACTGTTGACCCCAAAAGAAGCCATCTTTGGCTTCAGGTAAAGAGTAGGTTGTGATTTTGTTTTTAAGATCAACAATGTCGGCTTTATCAAGATAAAGATCGACGCAATTAAATTCACAACCCATTACACCAAATGGTGCTTCTTTGCCTTGCTTTTGATACCAAAGCTGACGCATAAACTCTTGCAATCTTGCATGCTTGCGCCATTCAAATTCTATTTTAGGCTCGTCGTTTTCTGACTCGAGCCAGCCTGCTGACATATCTAGTCCCATGTGCACACCTCCTGTGTGTAAAAAAAGATAGGTAGAAGTAGCGTGGCCTATCTTACTCTTCTATAAAGAAGTCGTCCTACTCTCTACTTCTACCTAAACTGGTAAAAAATTAAATGGCTCGTTTGCGACCACAAGTGAGCCAGACTTGCCTTATGGGTATATGAAAACCCTGGTCTTATATCGGTTGGCGAGCCTTTTTCATTTCTCGCCTGAGTCTTACGATGAACTAATCCCTACCGCTTGACAAAATTTACATCTCTCCACTGTCCTATCGGTAGGTCAATACAGTGGAGAGATAGAAGACTAAGCTACGTCGGACAGATCCATTGCCTCGTTGGCTTGCTTAGTCATTGTCATTGCAGACTTGATGGAGGTGTCAACTACATTGTTGTAATTCCACTCTGCAAGTCTTTGCAATCTTAACTCGACTTGAGTTTTTACCCTAAACTCATCGATTGAGACATTTTTTAAACCAAAGTCGCTATCGATAGCAGCTAGAGCAGTCTTGAGTAAGCGAGCTTTTCTACCAAGCTGAAGCATTTTATCTTCACGCTCGATGAGCCACTCAGGAATCTCTTTGGTCGGATCTTGTTCCGCCATAGATTCTTTATACTCATAGACAATCGAGACGAACTCAGCCCATGTTCTAGTAGCCAACTGTAGAAAGTTGATACCAGTAGTCTGAGGGTCAACCTCGAGCAACGGCTTTTGCCCAAGAACGATTTGTTCAACTTGTAAGTTGAAGTACTCACGTTCTTTGTCAGCAAGAGCGTCGTCATCCTTGTTGAATGTTTGCTCAGTATCAATCTTTTCATTGAAGATCTTCATGATGCCAAATATTCTACTTGGATTGAAGGTTGGTTTGCCTTCATTATCAAGCATGTATTTCTTGTAGAAATAATCAGGCAAGATAATGTCGTCTTGGGTGGCTCTTCTTTCAGAGCCTTCAGGATCACCATTGGTGTCTGGAGACCAGGCACTTTCTGGGGTGTGTTTTGGTGGCAATAGCTCACCGGTTTCACCGTTTTTTGTATCGATCTCGATCTCGAGATCAGTTGGATCAAAGAAATTATCACTCATTTGGCACCTCCTTGTGGTTGAGAGTGTTGGTTTCGATTTGCAATTACTTGCTTTATATCCTGATAATTAACTTCAGGTATGTACAAGTAATCACTCGCATTCTGACGAATTGACTCGTCAATGTGTTTTTCTTCCATATATACCTCCAATATGGTTATAAATACACAAACTATAAACACCCGTTGCAGACGCGGAGCGGCGCAACGCACGCACACGCACATATGGTGTTCCCCCATAAAAAAGGGGGCCGAAGCCCCCAATTGGTTACGCTACATCTACTGCAGGTAGATCTAACTCAGACTGTGTTGTCTGAGCTTGGATCTTTCTTTCAGCTGGGTAGAAAGTGAATTCTTCCTGACCAAGCTGTTTGATTACCACAGCGCCATTTGGCTTGAGGTAAGCATACTCAAACAGCTGATCCATGGGCAAAGTCACATTCTGACCTTGCTCATCAGCTTTAGGATTTCTCCTAGTAGCGTTAAGAATAAGGTTATCCTTTTGAGTGATAACCAATGAATTGCCCTCACGTGGGCTAACGTTTGCGGTAAATGACATAATGTCCTCCTTGGCTTTCGCCTGTTTATTACCAATTATTAAACTTAAAAACTCTCTTCTATTCATAAGAACTCCAAAAATTTTATAAACTATAAACATCCAACCAACCTCCGGTAGGAGGTGGTTGAATCGGTCCCTGGGTTAACTTCGGTGCTGTTATGCTCGGAACACTTTTCTTGCTAGCAGAACGTGAACATAACTACCCGGATTCTTCTTACTTGGTAAGCATACTTTTCTCCAATTATTTAAAAACTATGAACATATAGCTAACTAGTGGTAACTAGTTAGCTATAGATTTGGGGGGCTCAGGCTGGAGCCAAAGTTCTTCCCCGCAAGTGCAAGGGATAATACCAATGAGATCTATACCCATTGTTTCCCAAATCTCATCAATCTCAACTTGAGTTGTATTACAAGCTGGACACTCTTCTCTTTTGATACTCATAAGTACCTCCAATAAATTTGTAAATCGTGAACACCCAGCCAAGTAACGGAGTTACTGGCTGAGATATTCTTCCCTTAACTCCATAAGTAGTCTCGGGAACTCGGTAGACCAAATACCTTTATCTTGCGTATGCGTAAGGGTTTTACCCTTAGTAGCAAGAAGGGCGCCTTTAGCGACCGGGTTTTGGTCAAAACTAGCTCTTAACAGCTTTTGCATAAGAGCTATATTCCAATTATCTAAGGTTTTAGCCTTACCACGGCCAATAAACTTAGAGCCTTCTTTCCACGGCCGAGTGTATGTAAAAGAGTCGAACGCACCAGCTTTCCAAGTTTGGTAAGCATGCTCGACGCTTTTATACACGAGGCCATTTTTATCGGAGAAAGGCCGCTCAGCTAAATTACTTAGCCAAGCATTCTCATTCGATCCATACCATATATTCATATCTACCCCTCTAATAATTCCTTAATAATAACTTTATCTTCTCTACACTCTTTACACACCAAACCTAACTCATACTCTCTACAACTACCATACATCTCACTCTCCACTACCAACTCTTCTACTTCTTTCACTTCACCACATGCATTACATTCATTTATATTCATAATTAACTCCTTAAATTACATAAATCGTGAACATACGCCACCGGAGGAACGGAGGTGGCGAAGAAAAACTACGAATAATGGTACATGGTCCACGGTCGGTGTTTAATAATTCGTAGAAATTAGGTGTGTTTTCTACGATGTTCCACATGTTCCACAATGTTCCACGTAAAATAGGGGGTAGTGGAACACGTTTAAGCCGCTCTGGGCTTGCGTTTCAGAGAAATGTTCCAAATGTTCCATTAAAATTAGGGTAATTCAAATATAAAACACTTTTTGATTTTAGATGTTCCCTTATAACAAAATGCATTTTTGGTGGAACACTGGAACATTGGACAGCAAATTCTGCCCAAACCCGCAGTTTTATTGAATAAACTGTGTTCCATGAAAATGTTCCATAAGGTGATTTTGACGTGGAACACGTGGAACATTTTTCCATGGAGCACACGCACGCGTGCACGCACCCTTAACCACCGCACATCACTACGTGATGATAGTAGTGCACACGATGATAGTAGTTAAAGGGTGGGGGCCGAAGCCCCCTGGGAGAATCCCTTTGATATCTATTAACGTTTGTTAATCTCCGTACAGAATAAATAAGTCATGGCGATTATCAGTGGTATAGATAGAATGTTAGCGATGATTTGAACAATATATAGTAGATCCATAATTACCTCCAACACTTGTATGTCTGACACTGGCCGTCGATGTATGGTCCTTCACATATGTTGCAGGACAATACGTCGCCGGTTGTGTCCGGCTTTGCCTTGGGCATAACGATGCTAGTGTATCGTGCGTCCTTAGCTTTCCATCCTTTCTTGAACTCACGCGATGCGCGGGCAATAGTAGGAATAGATTTAACTGCTACTTTAGTGGATAGATCTACGACAGATCTTGTAGCTGAACCAGTTAGTTGTATAAGTTTATTTAACATTGTTTATTACTCCCGACCAATCAAGGTCATATATACACAAACAAAGAACACACCGACGAGCGACGTTTAGGAGCCGGCGGAAATTGAAACAAGGTTCCAGAAGATGAAAACAAGGTTCCAAAATAAAAAACGGAATCGGGGGAAGGGGTCACCGCGCGAAGCGGGGGGGAGAATATGGATACGTGATGTGTTATAGTATTTTCGAAAAAAAATTTCTGAAAAAAATTTTCAGGAAAAATTATGGCAAAAAAAGTTTGCGATCGCTGTAAGAAGGAACTTGACCTTTCCAAATTTAGCACAGAGAAATTACGCTCTGGGAACCCGTACCCTCGAAATGTTTGCAAAGCCTGTGTCGTGGAACATCGACAACGAAGGTGTAGCAGCGACCCCAAAACTTTTTTATTGCACATTTACAATAGTTTGAAAAACAAACGTAAAGATACTTGTGATTGGGAGTTAGTGCCCGAGGATTTGTACGACGCGTGGGATGAACAACTCGGCCGTTGTGCGTTGTCCGGGAACTTTATGACATGGCAAAAGGGCGAAGGACAAACGGAACTCAATGCGAGTGTCGATAGAATATCACCCTCTGGCAGTTATACACGGACCAATATTCAGCTTGTTTGTTATCGAGTTAATATAATGAAACACGTACTTACCGACCATGAGCTATACTGGTGGTGTAAGAATATAGTGACAACTAAAGAAGATTTTTAATATAATTTAACAGCATGCGTTTATTAGACGAAGACAGACCTACAGATATGACTGAATTGGATAGATCCGAGCTTCAGTCTCATTTACCTTATGCCGGGTTACACGCAAACGAACTTTCTGTTCAGGAAGAGCGTTTAGTATTGTTCCATCTTCGCGGTATGAGTAAAGCGGCCGCCGGTCGAGCAGCGGGGTACAAGGATGTCGATCGTGTATACGATATCTTTAAGAAAGACAAAATACAAAAAGCCCTGGCCTACTTTCGTAATGAAATGCGCGAAGAAGTTAAGTTTGATAAAACTACAGCAACAAGCATGTACCTCGAAGCTCATAGAAAATCTGCGAATGCGACGGAAGAAAAGAATGTCGTCGATTCGTTATGCAAGCTCCACGGTCTATTCATGCCAGAGAATGCTACGCAGATAAACATTAATGTTGAAAAGGTAGAGCAGTTGGAAAGACTATCCGACGCGGAACTACTTAAACTTGCGGGGGCAGATATGAATTACTTAGAGCCGAATGGAAACACCGAAGACTGAATGTCGTAGATGTAAGGGGCTCTATCACGAGAACCTTATTTTGGTCGATGATATATGTGTCTATTGTAGGGCGGACGAGGCGGAAAAGGTTCCCGAGCCCCCGTCGATGTCTGAACAGGATCAAAAGAAACAAGAAGACTTAACCGCACAAATAAAAGCGGAACAAGAACTAGCCAAAAGAATCTTATCACGTAAACATTTACTCCCGTTTGTAGAACGTTTCAATCCAGATTATTTGCCCGGTTGGGTACACAAAGACATCTGCCAAAGGCTAGAAAAATTTAGTGAACAAGTAGCAAATCAAGAGTCACCAAGACTGATGCTCTTTATGCCTCCTCGACATGGTAAATCTACTTTGGCCAGTGTGGCTTTCCCTGCCTGGCACTTAGGTCGACACCCTGATCACGAGTTCATAAGTTGTTCGTACTCAGGTTCTCTTGCGATGAATTTCTCAAGAAAAGTGCGTCAATTATTAAGAGAACCAGTATATAAAAATGTGTTTGAAAAATCTAGGCTCGATAAAGATTCTCAGTCAGTAGAATCGTGGCAAACGACTCAAGGTGGTGGTTACGTAGCTGCCGGTGTTGGGGGAGGTATTACAGGTAAAGGTGCAAACATTTTGGTTATCGATGATCCTGTAAAAAACCGCGAAGATGCAGAGTCGGAAAACAACCGCGAAGCGACCTGGGATTGGTATACATCAACCGCGTATACTCGTCTATCTCCGGGTGGGGGGATCTTGGTTATTCTTACGAGATGGCACGATGATGACTTGGCGGGTAAGTTGTTAAGACATGCAGAAGAGGGTGCGGACCAATGGGAAGTAATTAAGTACCCAGCAATCGCAGAAGAAGACGAAAAATATAGAAAAGTTGGTGAAAGTTTACATCCGGAAAGATATAATGTAGATGCTCTCGAGCAGATAAGGAAAGCCATTGGTCCCCGAGATTGGTCTGCTCTGTATCAACAGAACCCCGTATCCGATGAAGGCGATTATTTCAGTCGAGAGATGATTAGATATTTTGACTACGATGAAATTGATACTTCACACCTTAACTTTTATTGCGCATGGGATCTTGCGATCGGACAGCGTGACCGGAACGATTACTCAGTTGGTATTGTTGTCGGTGTCGATGAATACGATACTTTATATGTGGTTGACGTGGTTCGTGGAAAGTACGACGGTTTTGAGTTAGTTGAACAAATTTTAGACTTGTATGAAACCTGGCGCCCGAGTATAGTAGGCATAGAGAGAGGTCATATTGAAATGGCCCTAGGTCCGTTCTTGCAGAAAAGAACTCGAGAGCGGGGATTGAATGAAGCTTACTTTAAAGACTTAAAAGTGGGCAAAAGGGATAAAGAAGCAAGAGCTCGTGCAATACAGGGTAGAATGCAACAAGGTATGGTATACTTTCCAAAGGATGCTATTTGGACTGGACCTATGGTTGCAGAACTTTTGCGTTTTCCGAATGGTACCCATGACGACCAAGTCGATGCATTAGCGTGGATAGGCTTGATGATGACTGAATTTGCTACGTTCTATGAAAGACCGGAGCAAGTTTCATCATGGAGAGATAAATTAAAGTATTTGACCAAAGGTGTTAAACATAAATCTTCAATGAGTGCTTAATGGCAAAGTATAAAAAACCTAAAGAAAAATTAGACGCGGCAGAAGAAGCAAACCTTGCACGTAGACAATGGGAAGCTTATACAAGAGCGAGGGACCACGGTCACACAGATTATATTGAAATCGCAAAACAATGCGATGCCTTTTACCGGGGCGAGCAGTGGGACGAAGCTGATATAGCCGCATTGGATGATCAGGGTCGTCCCGCGCTTACTATTAATACTATTTTACCAACCGTTAATACTGTACTTGGTGAACAAAGTACACGAAGAGCAGATGTGGTATTTAAACCACGCGGATCTGGTATGCAAGAAACTGCAGATGTACTTACTAAACTGTACATGCAAATTTCCGATAACAACAAACTAGATTGGGTAGAGTCCCAAGTATTTGCAGATGGCCTTATTCAAGATCGAGGTTGGTTTGATGTCAGAATAGATTTTGATGATCATATCAACGGTGAAGTTAGAATTACACAAAAAGACCCTTTAGATATTCTTATTGATCCTGATGCAAAAGAATATGATCCAAGAACTTGGAAAGAAATTTTTGAAACCAAGTGGATGAGCATAGATGATATTGAAGAAATTTATGGGCAAAATAAAGCAGATAAATTACGAACTATTGCAGAAGTTGGGTCAACATTAGGATCTGATTCTATTGAATATGAAGAAGAAAGGTATGGGGATACTTATAGTGGAGAGTATGCAAGTGACTACCCACATAATCCAGAAGAAGCTAGAGCTTTAAGATCTATTAGAGTCGTTGAAAGACAACACTATAAACTAAAAGAATGTATGTTCTATGTTGATCCAGTTACAGGGGATAAAAGAGAAATACCTTACGAGTGGAGTCAAAAGAAAAGAGAAAAGTTTGCTGATGACTATGGTTTATACATTGTCACTAAGCAGGCAAAAAAAGTCCGTTGGACGGTGACCGCGGACACTGTAGTATTGTTCGACGATTGGTCGCCTTATAATTCTTTTACGTTGGTTCCTTACTTCCCATATTGGAGAAGAGGTAAACCTTTTGGAATGGTTAGAAATTTAATCTCTCCACAAGAACAATTAAATAAAATTTCATCACAAGAGTTACACATCGTTAACACTACAGCCAACAGTGGTTGGATTGTAGAATCGGGTTCGCTGACTGGGATGACAGCGGATGATCTAGAGGAACACGGTGCGGAAACTGGGCTGGTACTCGAATATAATCGAGGTTCTACTCCTCCAGGGAAGATACCACCAAATCAGATTCCCACCGGTCTAGACAGAATCAGTCAAAAAGCAGCCGCTAATATTAAAACCATAAGTGGTATATCCGACGCCATGTTGGGTACAGATAGCCCTGAAGTTTCTGGTATTGCAATTCAAGCAAAACAGAATCGTGGCGTATTAATGATTCAAGTGCCGCTTGATAATTTAAAGAAAACAAGACATTACTTAGCAGAAAAAGTTCTAAATTTAATACAAAGCTATTACACAGAAGAAAGGGTTATTCAGATTACAGACGAAGAAGACCCATATCAACCAAAGATACCTCTTCCTATAAATCAAATGACACCAGAAGGTAGAATCATAAATGATTTAACTCTAGGGGAATACGAAGTAGTTGTAAATGATTCCCCTGCAAGAGATAACTTCGACGAAGTACAATTCGCAGAAGCTATAGAACTTAGAAAAGTTGGAGTGCCTATTCCAAATGATTTAATTGTAAGGTACTCACACTTAGCGAAGAAAGCAGAGATTGCAGATAGGATTAGGCAGATAGAAGGTACAGCTCCTCCGACTGAGGAACAAATGCAATTACAACAATTCCAGGCTGAAGCTCAAATACGTAGTACTCAATTAGAAATTGCTAGATTGGAAGCTGAAGTTACTAAACTACAATCTGAAACAGCTCTTAATGTGGCTAAAACACAAAGCGCTGAGGCTGATCCACAGATTAAAGTGGCTGAACTTCAGTCTAAACTTCAAACAAAACGAGAAGAACTCGAGCTAAGAGAGCGCCTTTCTGCTATGACAAACGACATACGGAAAGGTCAAACTGAAACCCAAGCTGCTGCAAAACTTGCAACGGCTGCCATGAAACCAACTCAAGGAGGAAGATAAAATGGCTAATAAAAAAGATGATATTGATAATATAATTATGGAGGCAATGCCGGGTGGCGAGCCTTTAAAAGAAGAAGATACTAAGTTTGACGTAGATCTAAATTTTGGAGATGTACCCCAGGAGGAGGAAACAGATGAAGAAGTCTCAGAAGAAGTTAACGTTGCTCCAGAGGAAGAAGTTGTTGAAGAAGAAGTTGAACAGCAAGAAGAAGAGGAAGAATCTTCAGAACCAGAAGCTGTTAGCGAAGAAAGCGTGGATGGAGAGAGCGAAGGAACTCCACAACCAGATCTTCAATCAATTGAGGGAAGCAATGAAGACACTACCCAAGAAGTAAACGAACAAAAAGCACCTATGGTGCCTAAATCAAGGCTAGATGAAGTGTTAGCGAAACAAAAAGCCCTACAAAAACAGTTAGATGAGCTAAATCAAGCTAAAGAACAGGCTTCAAAAGATGCTCCTGAGTACGACTTTGCAGCAAAAGAGTCTGAATATCAGGAATTAGTGCTTAATGGTGAAGCAGAAAAGGCCGTAGAACTAAGAAATGAGATAAGAAATGCTGAAAAAGAGCAGTTTATGTTTGAAGTACAGCAAAAGATGGGCCAAACCGTGCAACAAAGCCAAGAAATGACCGCTTTACAGCAAAAAGCCACTGAAATACAAGCAAAATACCCGATTTTAGACGAAAATAGCGCCACTTTTGACGCAGATTTGACTCAAGAGGTATTAGATTTACGTGATGCTTTTATGGTACAGGGTTTTTCTGGCTCAGATGCATTACAAAAAGCCACAGATTATACTTTAGCAGCTAAAAAACCAGAGTTACTAAGTCCAACACCTGCTCCTCAACCAAAAGTTGATAATACTGTTGCAGAAAAGAAGAAAGTAGCAAATATAAATAAAAAATTACAAGCTGCCGACTCTCAACCACCCCAAATGAAAGGTGAAGGTGCTAGAGGAGAAAAGAAAGTAGATTTAAACATGTTATCTGATGATGAGTTCAGCGCACTTCCCGAGGAAACTTTGAGAAGACTGCGTGGTGACTTTGGAACATAGTTGGTATAACATATAAGTTCGCAAGCTAAAGCGATATTTAGCACGGGTCGTTCCGGTAACAAACGCTTTCGCCTGTCATGGCGTAAATCTGGCTGATGTCGTGATCGTTAAAACACGAAAACGTCTCCCAACGATAAAGGGTATACGGGTAAATTAGTCGGCCCACAATAGAAAAGCGACTGGTTAGTTTAACTTTTAACTTAATTTGGAGGACGCCACAAATGGCTAATACAAACTTTTCATCACTGACCAGTGAACAGCTTACTATCTGGTCTCGTGATTTTTGGCGTGTTGCTAGGAATATGTCCTTCATTAACCAATTCGCGGGTAGCGGACCTAACGCTATGGTTCAGAGAATTTCTGAACTTACTCAATCAGAAAAGGGAGCAAGAGCTGTATTAACACTTCTTGCTGACATGACTGGTGACGGTATTGTTGGGGATAACACTCTCGAAGGTAATGAAGAAGCATTAAGAGCCTACGACATCGTTGTTCAACTTGATCAATTGAGATTTGCTAATAGACTAGCTGGTAGATTAGCTGATCAAAAATCAGTTGTAAATTTCCGTGAGCACTCAAGAGACGCTCTTGCGTATGCAATGGCTGATCGTATTGACCAATTAGCGTTTTTAACGCTTTCTGGTATTGACTACACACTTAAAAATAGTGGTGCATTAAGATCTGTTCTATCTTCAGGACAAAATCTTGGTGACCTTACTTTTGCAGGTGATGTAACAGCACCAACCTCTAACAGACATAAGAGATGGGACGCAACTTCAGGTCTAGTAGCTGGAGATGTTACTGCAGTTGATTCTGCAGATACTATTTCTTATGAATGTATCGTGTCTTTAAAAGCTTTTGCTAAAGACAACTACATGAGAGGTATCAGAGGCGCTGGTGGCGAAGAGGTATACCACATGTTTGTATCACCTCAAGTAATGGCTGACCTTAAACTTGACACAGATTTTCTTGCTAACGTAAGAAACGCTGGTGTAAGAGGACCTAGCAACTCATTGTTCTCAGGTACTTCAAGCTTAATGGTTGATGGTGTTATGATCCACGAGTTCAGACACGTATTCAATACAGCTAACGCTACTACAGGTACTTCAGCTGAAGCCGGTGATCCTGGCTACAAATGGGGTGCTGATGCTGATATTAATGGTTCAGCAGCTCTATTCTGTGGAGCGCAAGCCCTTGCTATGGCTGATATTGGTCTTCCTGAAATTGTCGAAGATACTTTCGACTATGGAAACCAAAATGGTATCTCCATTGGTAAGATTTTCGGTCTTAAAAAGCCTAAGTATCAATCTGACTATAATGGCAGTGTTGAAGACTTCGGTGTTATCAGACTGGATGTTGCATACTAAGTATGTGTTCTTGGGTGGTTCAATTACGAACCACCCAACTTTTATTAGGAGAAAAAAGTGAAAATAATTTCAGATAAGGATAGGTATATTGCAACAACTTGGGGAGCTGCTGTAAGATTAGAAGCAGGCGTACCAAAAGTAGTTGGAGATAAAATTGGTTTACTCTGTTTACAAGAAGGTTGTAAAAGAGTTGAAGAAATAAAAGATAAAAAACCAAGCGAACCAATTAATGAAATAGAGGTTGAAATTAAGGAAGAAGTAAAACCAACAGTTAAAAAAACAGTTAAGAAAAAGACAACTAAAAAGAAAAGTAGCTAATGGGAACACTAACGGGCACTAATATTATTGATAGAGCTAGATATGTATTACAAGATAGTTCTGGTGTTCGTTGGACTGATGCAGAACTCTTAGATTATATTAATGATGGTCAAAGAGAAATTACTAATCTTAAACCCGAAGCAAAAGCTACTCATTCGAATGTACAATTAAGCACAGGAACGGAACAATCGTTGCCTTCCGGCGGACTTCGTCTTATTAAAGTCAACCGCAATGTATCAAGTACAGCTTCAGATGCAACTGGTGGCAAAGCTATAAGAATAATAGAAGAAGATCTTTTAAATTCAATTGAACCTGATTGGCATGATCCAACAGTAACAGGATCTTCTGCCCATGGGGCTATCATTAAAAACTATGTTTTTGATTCTGATGACCCTAAAAAATTCTATGTATATCCGGGCGTTAAATCTGGGTCTAATGCTTATGTAGAACTAATTTATTCTTCTTTGCCTGCAGATTTATCTGTGGTTTCTGATACTATTGATGTAGAAGATACTTATGGTAATGCTTTGTTAAATTTCGTTTTATATAGGTCTTATTTAAAAGACGCAGAATATGCAGGTAACCAACAAAGAGCAGGTACTCACTACCAAATATTTTTAAGTAGTATTGGTGCAAGTGGTTCCGCTGATTTAATGATCGACCCAAATAATGATAGAAATGCGGGCCCGACAATGATACCCCAGGTAGGAGCATAATATGGCAAATTTTAGTTCGTTAGTAAAAGAAGTTTTGCCTTACGTACCAAATTGTCCGGACACTCTCGTAGAGTCTAATCTTAGATCGGCAACCATCGAACTTTGTGAAAGATCAAAAGCATATGTGTATGATCTTGACCCAATTACTACTATAAGTGGCGTTTATGAGTATGAGTTCGATCAACCTACAGGTACGGATGTCCATCAAATCCTTTGGATGACATATGATGGTGATGATTTAGACCCCATAAGCCCAAGAAGTTTAGAATTAAATTATCCTGATTGGAGAAACAAAACAGCTTTACCCCAAGTTTACTTACAAAAAAGCCCGGACCTTTTTTGGGTTGTACCTGTTCCAAACAGCGCAATCACAAACGGCTTACAACTAAGCGTTGCTCTTAAACCCACAAGAACATCAAATAATATTGATACTGACTTTTCTAATGATTATAGAGATGGAATTATCTATGGAGCTCTTTACAGACTATTAAGAATACCAAGACGAGATTGGTCTGACCCACAAGCGGCTGCAGATTACCTTAATTTATTTAATCAAGAAGTATCACAAGCAGAACAAAGAGCCAGATCGGGAGATCTTGGTGTTAGAAGATTAGTTAAATACCGAGGAGTAGGATTGTCTCCGCGTAAGAGGTATAAGAGATATGGTTCAGAGATCGACTATTAATGGAATCTCAATTGAAGCTATACCTGTAAACGAACTTCGTTATGCTTTTGCACAAATTGAAAACGATTTACAGTATATAAGAACTAAAAGCTTTTCTGATTGGATTGTATCTGATATTTACTTAGCTTTAAGGAATGAGCAATCAACTTTGTATATGTTTTACAAAGATGATGAGTACATTGGGTTTATAATTACTTCATTAATATCAGACCCAGGTGGAGAGCTTACTTTATTTGTGTGGGCAACTTACCAAAAACCGGAGTATAATTATAGACAGGTGGGCTTTGATTTTTTAGACAAGCTTGCCTTAGACAAAAAAGTGAAAACTATTGAGTTTCACACAAGTCGCCAAGGATGGGAACGGGTTGCAGGGAAGCACGGATTTGAATTAACAAGTTACGTTTATAGAAAAGAAGTATGAGCTCAAAACCAAAACAAAGCCAGTACCAAGCTTCTGAACAAGAAAAAACTCTTGCTGCAGTAAGTCAGGCAGAAAAAGAATATTTTAATCAAAAGTACGGCCCGTTATTGCGCGAAATGCGGGATTTATCTGAGAAAGAAGATTTAGGCGCTTTATCTCGTGGCAGAGCACAAGCAGATACCATGCAGACCTTAACTACTAGACCAACTTTACAAGCTGCTCGTTCTGTTGATACTGCTGCAGATTTAGCTTCGGCCGCTTCTGCCCAACAAATCGCTGGAAGTGCTCAAGGGCTAAGTGCACAAAGACAAAAACAAATTGGTGTATTAGGCACAGCTAGGGGACAAGCCGCAGAGGCACAAGCCGGTCTAGCAAAAGCAGCTCGAATTCAATCCACAAAACAGTTAGAAGAAGCAAGAGCAAAACAAACAATTAGAAATGCTCGTTTAGCTGCGGGAATACAATTAGGGACAACTCTTGGACTCCAAGGCATGAAAAATAAGGCTGAGGGAGGAAGCTTTTTCACTCCTAAATCTGTAGCCGGGGGCCAATCTAGGTTTGATTTTGCAAAAGGGCAAATACAAGATTATTTTGGTTTTGGCAAACCCCTGTCTCAGGTTCCAGAGGGAGGAGGATAGGTTATGGCACTTTTTAATTTAGCAGATATGCCCCAAAAAAGAACTACTTCTGTAAGCAATCTCCCTGAAGTAAAAGACCCTGAAAAGGTTTATGCAAATATTACAAGACAAGATTTTGAAAACTATCTTAGAGATTTTCGCCCTTTTGAAGAAAGGCTAATTGCAGCAAAAGACGACACGTCTTTAATTGAAAAGGCAAGAGAAGATGTTGCTAAACAAAATAGAATTGCCCAACAGATTCAACAAAGAAATCTTGAGCGATATGGCGGCGCAGGTCTAAGTATGGCACAAAGGCAAGAGCAACAGAGAGCTTTGCAAAGAACCGGCCAACTAAGTCTTGCAGGGGGCTTAAATAATGCTCTTATTCAACAACGAGAAATTAACCAACAAACTTTGGCAGATTTAATAAATATTGGTCAAGGTGTAAATAGGAGCTCTTTACAAGGGTTGGGCGACGCTTCAGCGATGGCTGCAAACCGTCAAGCTGCATATAAAAATGCAAAAGCTCAACATTCAGCACAAATGATGTCTATGGGAGCGGGCCTTGGCTCACTAGCCTTAATGGCATTTGGGATATAAATTATGGCAGATCCATTTACTTCAGCAGTACAAAGTTTCGCTCAGTTTGGAAGACAAGGTTTATTAAACCAACAGACCCGACAGGGTATGGAAATGAATCAACTTGCTTTGGATTCAGAAAATGCTAATAGGGCGTTAAATGAATTTGAAGGAGCCGGAATAGTTCAATTCAATCCAGATAACAATACCTATATGGTCGCGCCAGATTGGTATCAAAAACTTCAACAAGTTCCTGAAACTGAAAGACAATCTTTATTAGCGGGGGTGCAATCTTATTTAGGCGCATATGAAGACAAAGGAAAAGTTGAAGTTGGACAGATATCTGGTTTAGTTCCAGTTAAAGGGAAGCTTCCAACCTCGTTACAAGATTCGTCAGAAGAAGAAAAACAAGCGTGGCTTAGTGACCCCAATAACGTGGCTTTTGCTGTTCCAATTAAACGAAAAGATGGGATTCTTAGTTTTATAACTAGAAACCGTTCTTCTTCTCCGGACGATGATGAAGCTGTTATTTTAAGTGGTTCACAAGTTGCTTCTTGGATAGGAGCAAGAGCCAACAAATTAAACAGGTTACGTAATCCAGAAGCTTATAGAGCGGGCGCTATTTTAAATCAACAAAGAGGCACTTTAGCTCCCACAGGCACGGGGCAAGCAGGAGTTACTTTTGATACTCTTATGGATGAGTTAACTAATGAATTAGATAGAGTAGAAACCAACCCAGAGTTAGCAGGAACTGGAGCCCAGACGGATTCTCTTGGACAAGTTCTTTCGCTATGGGAAACAAGCTATGATGAAAATCTAAAAAAACAATACAACCAACAGAATGTTGGAGGCACTTCTGACGCATCAGACCCAAGAGTGGGTCAACGTGGAATTGAATTTAAAGAAGCAAAAAACCAAGCTTTTAAAGATATGGATAAAGAAGCGGGTAAAACTAAATCTAAAGTTCCTTTACTAAAAGGCGGCGGAGGTCTTGCTAATATTTCTACCCAAATCCCTGGGATTATTGATGGATCTGTTAGTGGGAAAGATATTAAATATTCAACTAACACGGTTCTATATAACTTTTGGAAAACTAAAGAGGGCAATGAGGGACTTACTAGGAACTCTGATGAGTGGAAAGCTGTTACAAGTGATGCAGAAGCTATGAAACAGTTGGCTGGAGAATATTTTCCTGCAGCAAAACAACAAATGAGTGATGCGGGTTTTGACTTACGTTATTTAGAAGATTATACAGATGTGGGTGATGTCAAAGAGATTACTGCACCAATGGTTCAAAGCGATTTTCCTGATATGCCAGATTTAACTGGTATTACTACAAAAGAGCAAGCTTTAGAGTTACTAGACAGTGGGAAGTTATCTCAAATACTAAGCCAAGAAGTTATTGATAGGTCAAGAACCCTTTTACAAGAACAGGGTATAACAGATAGTACTTCCTTTAACAAAGCTGTACAGGAAGGCAAAATTAAAGATCCATATATCCATAGCTTAATTATTGCTAACGCAATTGCTGGCCCAGGTGCTACTCAAACTAATATAAGAGCACAAGCGCTTGAGTTGTTTAACAATATAAAAACTGGAGATCCACAGGCTGGACCCAGACAATTAGTTGCAGATCAGATAAATCTAATGAACACAAAAGCAGATTACCTAAAATGGTTGGCTACCCAAAGTTCTACCTATAGAGATGCTATAAAGGAACAAATGAGTAAATTAGATGATGCGTGGGATGAAACTAGTTTAGCTTATTTTAGTAAAGAGGACGATGCTAACTATGAAGGAAACTATGTGAATGCTTTAACTTCTACTGAAGGCTTCCTAAATGAACTTAAACTTGCGGGAGTAAATGACCCTTTAGGGTACATAAAAAAAGTTTTATCCCCCACAACCTATGAGAAAATAAGCAACGGTCTTTCTAGAAATATCTATGATTCTTTAGGCTCAAATTGGAATATATTTACTGCTGATTTTTGGAGCGATATCCCAAGAGAAAATAACCCAAATGCTTTATCAAATGCTATTGATACAATGGGCACGCTAGTAGACAGCCAAGGAAGAGTTACAAAGTTTGTTAGAATTAAAAGAGTTGGCGGCAGAATTATTGAAGTAGAAGGGAGTGATACCCCGGCTAATATTTTAAATCAAACTGACCCAAGGACTTATAATATTCTAATTAGGATGCTACCTGTAGTAAACAGGCAAGATAATGGCCAACAGTAATGACCCAATTAATAAATTCCTTGTTGGTGATTTAGCAGACACTACAAAACCCACTTTTTCTGGCGCCGGAACTTTATCTGACACTACTCGTGCCCCCGCTTTTGGTCGGGTAGAAGGGTTTGATCCTGCAGCAGCTTTTGAAGCAGGTCGGCAAGCAGGCTCTCAATCCTTATTATCAACTACAAATTATTTTAGAGCTTTAGGAAATTCATTGCTTGGAGATGAAGAAGCAATGCAGAATGCTATTCTTGATGCACAACGCGCAGAAGGAGATTCGGCTGCTTATTTAAGCGAGTTTCAATCTTTTGAAGAATTTTTAGACCAACCAACTTTTTCTGGATTTTTAAATCAAGCTTTTCTTGCGACAGGCCAATTTACTCCGACCGCTTTAGCCAGTGTTCTGGCTGCTTTTACTGGAGCCGGTATTGGTGCAGTCGTAGGGGGAAGTGCTTTAAAAATGGGGGGAAGTGCCGCTCTTACAAATTTAGCAGCCAAAAAAGTAGCAGAAAAAGAATTTAGAGAGTTAGCTTTAAAACGTCTTAAAAATGAAGCTATGGATGTTGATGATGAGCTTTTAGAAGATGCTATCTACCAACAACTAAGACGCGATTACATGAAAAAAGCTAGCACGAGAGGGGCGCTTACTGGTGCTTTTGCTTCTGAATACCCGCAATTAGCTGGGGTTTCTTTTGGAACTTTTGCTGAACAAGATATGACGGACCCTGTATCTGCTTTTACTGCGGCCGGAATCGGTGTCCCCGCAGCAGCAATTGGTGTGGGTGGAGAAGCTCTTGTCGCTAAATACTTTTTAAACAAATTAAAAAAGGGGGATGGTCCTGTTCACAAAAGCATCATTCGAGCTATGGGGAAAGGAGCGGTAACAACCGGGGGTATTGAAGGGTTAACCGAACTTGCTCAAGAAGAAATAAATATTCAACAAAAATTTGCAATTGATCCAGACTATACAGCAGCTCACGCTAATTTAGATAGAGCACACTCTGCTTTTGCGGGCTTCTTTGGTGGAGCTGGTTTAGGTAGTCTTGGTGGAACTGTAACAGGAGTTGTTGAAAAAGCCCGTTCTTATGTGGATGAAAAATATGCTAACGAACAATATAGACAATTTAATGTTGAAAGATATGGAGACAATGAAGCTGGAGATGTATACAAAGAGCCAGCAGACTGGTTAGAAGCTCAATTTAATGCTTTGTTTGACCCCAATAACTCAAAAGACTCTGTTTATTTAGATACAAACAGTTTTAATCAAATGAACGCTTTAGTACAGCGTAATCCTGAACTTGCAAAAAGAATAGATGAGGAGCTTTTACAGAGTGAAGTTAACCCAGAAAATTATAGGCATGGGGCTTTATTTACCACAAACCAAAATAAGCTAGATCAGTTTGTAAAAACCACAGTTGAAAATCCTTTAAACAGTATAGCTCTAGATAATACTTTAGTTGATATTTTAGGATATGAGCATAGCAGAAAACCAGAAGACGATATGGTGGTTGAGGTTTTAGATGAAAACGGAAACCCTGTTTGGTATCAATCCACTAACGTAAAGGATGCTTCAGCTGTAGAAGCTAAAGCTAGAGAGCTGTTCCCTAAAGGAAAGATAGTTAAAAAGAATGTTAAGCAACATTTAGAAGAGCGTAACGCTAAGTTAGATGAGACCGTTGAGACTAGAGACATTACAATTGAGGAAGAAACTATTACTGAAGCTGCAGGGGCCGATTACAATGCTTTAGTACAGAGATACAGAGCCCTTAGTCAAAAAGCCAATGAAGTGGGAGGGATTAATAATTTACCTCCACAAGAAAGAGAAGCTTTATTGAAGGACTATGGAAGAATATTACAAATACAAACTATAAGAAAACAAGGCACTACACAGCCAACTACTACAGGGCCAGTATCTCAAAAAGCTAGAATTTCCCCTGCGACTACTGAGGACCCTACTCTCGATAGATATTTAAATCTAGTTGAAAAAGCTAGAAAATTGGGGGGCATAGATAAATTAAGTGCAGAAGAACAACAAACCCTACGACAAGATTTTATTGCTTTACAGCCAAATAAGGAGGGGGCATTTTCTCCAGATGAAGAAGTCCAAGCTAATTATTTATTTAGTGAAGGGGTTGTAGTTGAAGAGGGAGAAGGTTCAGAAGCTACACCTATTCGCCCTAAAAAGAATAAAGCCGAAATTAAACAAGCAAAAGAAGAAGCAAAAAAAGCTAGCCAACAATCTACTCCTAGAGATCCTCTTGCACCAAATGTACCGCCGGTTACGGTTTCTCCAGAGATTTTTAAAGAAGGCTGGAAAGCTGGACAAGCTCGAGAACAAGCTAATATTGATAGGGCAAGAGAACTAGTCGAACCTGAGTTTTTAGAAGAATTTAATAGGAACATTAGTGAAGGAAACTATAGTGATTCTTTATTAAAAGCCTTTATTAAACAGGCGGAGGACAACCCTAGTTTTGCGTTTAGGATTGATGAAGTGGTTGACAGTGAGGGAAATTCTAAAGGTTTATTTAATATTAAAAAACTCAGATTGCCCTTAGACGCACAAAACATGGAGCTAGAAACAGCTAAATGGGTTAGTGAAGCAAAAAGAATTGAAAGCAAAAGAGTACGAAAAGATAAAAAGCGCCCCACTTTTTGGACAATCACTAATTTAGAAAAAGGGGAAGCCGGCCAACAACAAATTTACATGCCATTAATTACTAGGTTTGGTACGCGTAATTTAGATAGACAGGGAGAGATGTCCCCAACCGCTGAAACTGCTCAAGAAAGAGCTTTGTTAGGTTTTACTAATGCCGTAACCGAGCTTCTATTAAACGGGTATCAGCTTTACTACCGGGGGGTACCTTTTACTTTTGATAGTTTAAACCAACAATTTTTTTATGAAGCCCCAGTTTTAAGTTTGCCAAGCCAAGCAACAGAAACAAATCCAGATGGGCTTATATCCCTTTTCGATTTAATTACTTCTAGGGGTGAGTTTGATACTAGAATTGGAGAGTTAGAACAACAAATTGCTGAGCTTGATACTCGTATAGAAGATACTCTATCTAAAACCCCAAAAGATCCGGGGGTCCGTCAGTTAAAATTTGAGCAAAAGCGCGCCCTACGTGATAATTTAATTCAACAAAAACAAGAACTCCAGTCCGAGTTAAAAGAAATTAGAGATCGTTCTAGAGATGTTGTAGGGGCGGAAACTGACACTGACTTTGTTCCTACTGGGCCAGGAATTGTAGAGGGACAGCGTTTAGTATCAGGGACTCTTGAATCTCCCGTCGTAGAACAGGTGGCAGATCGAGGTGTTGTAAGAGATCCAGACACCGGTGAAATTATTGGTAGAAAACCGGCGTTTGCTTTTGATGACTCCCCAACTGATACAACAGACGTACCAGATGTTCGAGCAAAGACTGAATTTGATTTAAGAGACAGGTTTAGTTTTTTAGAAATACCTAAGCAAAAAGGGACAACTAAAACAACCATCAATATTTCTCCTGAGCTAAAAAGCAGACTTAAAGAAGGGCGAGCCGTTGATGAATTGATTCGAATAATCAAAGAGGAATTTAAATTTAACAGAAATTTACAGGTTATTCTTGCAGATGATTCTTACGACAACGCTTTTGTGCAAAACCAACAACAGATTGTTTTAGGTGCGGTAGAAGATAGCAATGGAATTAAAAAACCTTTGCTTGGTAGAATCTTAAGCAATGCTGAGACAGACGTTATTATTATAAACCTCCCACAAGACGCAACGTTGCAACAGCAAAGTGAGGCTATGTTAGCCTTGCTTCATGAAGTTGGACACGCAGTTTTTAAACAAGAATTTATAAATTCCTTAAGTAATAAAACCCTTTTAAACAACCTTTTAAAAGAGTTTGAAAACGCTAGACAAACGGTTGGGTCAAAAAGCTATGATGGGCAAAATGGTTTTGAAGAATGGTATGCAGATCAAATAGGAGCATATCTTTTAAACAGATCCAAAAAAGCAACAAATCAAACACAGTCTTTTTTCAAAAGGATTGCCAATAAAGTTGAACGAGCATTTAAAAAGTTTGGACAATTGATGAGACAGCGGTTTGAGCTTAATCCTTCTTTTGAGTCTTATGTAGATAATTTATTACAAAGCTATAAAGATGGGGCAAAAGATCCAATACGAAACCCAATTACGGCGGAAGATCGTATATTTATTAGAAATATGGCAGATGAAATGGTTCCAAAAGCTCTAAAAGGTTTTGTAACCCCCGCACAAATGCAACAGTTGAAAAAAATGGCTGAAAACATTTTGTCTTCAGATAATAAAATTCCAAGAGCTATTAAATATTGGATATATGATGCAGATAATTTTGTGCGTTCCTTAGGTAAAAATGTTCGTCAAAAAGACAGAGAGGGTAAAGAGATGTTCCCAAATGGGGTGGGCGCTGAGATTGCTAAAATCTTTTATTCCAGATCACAGTCTGGAGAAAAGACTGGTTTTTTAACAGCAAAAATTTCAGCTATAAATGGCTACCTAAGTGAACTGTTTACTATTTTAGATATAACTGACGCTAGTGGGATAACACAGGAGGCCCTTGATATTCTTTTAGAGGCAGAAGATAACCAAGTTGATACAGAAAATTTAAGCCCTAAAGCCAGAGAAGTTAGAGAGTGGTTATCTGAGTTTTATGACAGAAGGGAGTTAAAAAGTTTAAAAATAGGTAAATTATCAAATTATTTCCCCAGAGTAATAAGTGATTTCTTGGTTTCAAGTTCTACTTTACAAAGTAAACTAGTAGACCTATTAGTTCAGTACAATGAAGGTAAAACTTTTAAAAGACCAAAAGCCCTTCGCGATAAAAATGGTCAGCCTAGAATGAAAGATGGCAAGATTATGTACGAGGTTGATAAAGAGGGCAGCCCTGTTTTTGAAGACTTTACCGTTACTCCAGAGTATGCAAGATTAGTTGTAGATGGGATTGTAAAAAATATGGGGGATCAAAAAGTAGTTGATTCGGGGCAAGATGCTGCAGATATTGAGTTGCAAGAATTAGGAGTTGGGCTCGTAAAACATAGGGCTGAAATTTTTGCTAGCATTCCAAACAAAGCTTTAAGAGATGCTAAAGACGAAAACGGAGATAGCTTGGCAGAAACGCCATTAATCTCTCTACAAAAATACATAACAAATGTAGTTAAAAAAACAGAATATAGAAAACGTGGAGGGGCCGCTAAAGTACAGCGATTAATAAATTCATTACCTAAAGAGCAACGAGAGCAAGCTAGAGCAGCTGTAGATGCTATGTTAGGGAAAGTTAACCCTGAAATGAGTCAGGCCTTTAAACAAGCAAATAGCTGGTTATTAACTTTTAATATCGTAACTCTTTTACCTTTTGCTGTTTTAGCTTCTTTGCCTGATTTTGCTGGGCCTATTTTAAGATCTAAAGAATTAAAGTCTGTCCCAAGAGTTACGGATATTCTTTTGCCCTATTTAGATGGGTTAGTTGGGGATATTTTTGGGGGAGAACTTTCTGCTAAAAAACGACAAGAGCTTGCTCAATTCGCAAAAGATATCGGGGTAGTTAGCACTGATGCAATTAATACCATGTATATAAACGCAGCGGAATTAGATTTTATGGTGCCAGCAGCTAAAAAGTTTGCTGATGCATTTTTTTATGGTATAGGACTAGAGTGGTTTACTAAATTTACAAGGATTTTTGCCGGCGGTATGGGTAAAGCGTTTTTAATTGACCATGGAAAAAGAGCAAGGTTAGGAGAAGAACGTTCTATTCGTTATTTAAAAGAACTAAACCTTACTTGGGAACAAGTTGATGTATGGAACAAAGGGGGACAAAAAGTTACGGGGGCAGAAAATGAGGAAGTACGACTAGCACTAGCTAGGTTTGTAGATGAATCTATTGTTAGACCTAATGCAGCTGAAAGGCCTGTGTGGGCTTCTGACCCAAGATTTGCATTAGTTTGGCAACTTAAATCTTTCTTTTATGCCTACGGGAAAAACATTGTAGGTGGTTTAATGAGAGAATCTAAAAATAGGTTTAACGAAAGTGGTTTTACTTCTGCTTCGATTCCACTTTTATTAGCGGCAGCAACTCTTTTACCATTAACTATGTTAGGATTAGATATTCGAGAAAGGTTTAAAATTGGCTTAGATTGGTTGTTGCCTTTTACTGGACCAAACGCAGATTCTGGGTTTTTTGAATCCTCAGGAAAAAACTATAGAAGGTCTGTAGGAATGGACTGGGGCGAGTATTCTTTTGAAATATTGGACCGAAGTGGAGTATTTGGTCCATTTGCTTTAGCTATGCCTTTATTTATGGAAAGCAAAAGATATGGGGACCCTTTTTGGGTTGGACCGTTGGGGCCAACAGTAGAGCGAGGGTATGATTTTATAGAAGGGGATTTACGCTTTAAAGATATTCTCCCCGGTTATAGTATTGGGTTATAATTAAAACACTATGGCATATTCATCAACAATAAAATTAGTAGTAGGAGATACACTTCCAGAGTTAACTTTTACTTTAAAAGACAGTAATACTGCTGCTTCAGGTCAAACATTAGATGTTGAAGACAGCACGACTTGGGCACCTATTGATCTAACCAGCGGTACTGTAAGACTAAGAATTCGTGAAGTAGGTAAAACTACGGTTCTTTCTACTATTTCTGCTACATTATCAGATCCAAGTAATGGCGTTTGTACACTGTTATTCCCATCAGGAACGTGGACAGCGGCAGGTACATTTGAAGGCGAAATTGAATTTACAAAATCGGACGGTAATATTCAAACAGTCCAAGACTTTATAAAATTTAAAGTACGTGATGATTTTGATTAATGGCTTTCAAAGTAATAGTTGATTATGAGAAGTTAAGTGTCATAATTGATACGGACTCACTTGAGCCCGTTTCTACATTTCAGAACTTACAGTCCCTCGTTACATTTACAAACATTGAAAACGTTGTACAGTACGTAAATTTATCTGCTGTAAATGTATTACTTGATGCAGATACTAAGAATCTTTACTTTAGCACACAATACGATTCTCCCCAGGTACAGGTTGTAACGCTTTCTGAAGTTGCAACATTTGAAGTAGATCTTGTTAAAACAGACACCGCAACACTTACAGAGGCTGCTGTAAAAGCTATTGGTAAAGGAGTTTCTGATACCACAACACTTACCGAAGTCCTTGAAAAATCTGTTTTATTTGTAAGATCCTTTAGCGACAGTTATACCTTTACCGACGCTGTAGATAGCGTAGATACAGGCTTAGGCAAATCCGACACCACGACGATTACAGAAGATATCGCAAAAGCATTTAGCACAGCGTTTGATGATAGTAGTACGTTGCTAGAAGACGCAGTACTACAGCCTAGTTTAGTTAAAACAGACAGTATTTCTTTTACTGACAGCGATAGCTATAGTTTTGAAACAAGTAAATCTGACAGTATGACACTGTCAGAAAGCTCTGTTTTAGATAATTCCTTAGTAAAAACAGAAAGTATGACACTTTCTGAATCTGCTGTACTTTTATCTGCGTTAAATAAAACTGACAGCGTAAGTATTTCTGAGAGTTTTAGCCGTGTAGTTACATTTATTCGTACCTTTACCGATGCGTTTACTCTTGATGATTTAGCTAGTGTAGCTGATCCGTTGCAAACAGACGTGGGTCTTAATAAAGAAAACATTGCAACACTTACAGAAGTATCTTCCTTTTCTTTTGAAAAGCCCGCTCTTACAGCGTCTGTAGGTATGACAGATGATCCTGCATTATCAGTATCTACACCTTTTTCTGAGTCACTTACTCTTTCAGAAAGCGCAGCATTAGGATCAAACTTAGGTAAATCAGACTCTTTGTCTATGTCTGAAACGTCTAGTTTTAGTTTTTCTACAAGTGCCACAGATAGTATGACACTTTCTGAATCTGCCGCGATTACTGCATCTTTACCTTTTGCAGACACTGCGACACTATCTGACGCACCCGTTGTAAGCACAGGCTTGACAAAAGCTGATACTGCTTTATTGTCTGAAATATTAGTACACAGTTTTAGCAAATCCCTAGCGGATAGTGCTACAATAAGTGAGTCGATCAGTATTCTATTTATTCCAGGAGGAACTGGAGTTTTAAATACTGCGGCGCTAAATACAAGTACTTTAAATGCTTAATTGGAGAAATAAATGTTAAATGATGGCTTAAAACTTACGGGTAACCTAAAGATAGCTCTTAACGGAGAAACAGTTCAAGAAGTAAAGAACTTAGTCGTAACCGACGGAAAAGAATACGTTGCTTCTAGAATGAAAGACGCCACTGCAACAGCTATGTCCCACATGGCAATCGGTACTGATTCAACTGCTGCATCTGCTTCAGATTCAGCTCTTTTATCAGAAGCCGGCCGTGTATCGTTGACCTCCACTACCGTAACTAGTAACGAAGTTGAATATGTTGCAACTTTTGGTGCTGGTACTGGTACAGGTGCGATTACCGAAGCAGGTATTTTAAATGCCGCTTCTTCAGGTACATTACTTTGCAGAACTGTATTTTCAGTTGTTAATAAGGGCTCATCTGACTCAATGACCATTACTTGGACTGTAACAGTCAGTTAATTCTCAAGGAGTTAACTGAATGGCTGTTAAGTTCACTAACAACGCCAAGACAACTCTTGCATCTTCTTTAACGAATGTCGCTACAAGCGCGTCCGTTGTAGATGGTTCAGTTTTTCCAACGCTAGGTGCAGGTGAATATTTCTACTGCACCTTTGACGATGGAAGTAACAACGAGATTGTTAAGGTCACCGCAAGGAGTGGAAACACTCTTACGATTGTTCGTGGCGTTGATAATACTACCGCAAGGGCTTTTAGCTCTGGCGACGCGGCTGAATTAAGAGCAACCGCAGGTCTTCTCACAGATATTCAAGAAAACATTGCGGCTAAGTCTGCAAACCAAACAGTCTACAATACTACGACTGCATCCAGTGCTACCGACTACGACATAGGCATAGATCCTAGCGTAGAGGCAAACGCCATGGTGTTCTTAAACGGTGTGATGCAGCATCACGACACCTTTTCATTTAGTGGTAGCACCTTAACCTTTGATACAGCACCATCCGATGGGATGGCACTAGAGGTTATTGTTGACAACCTTATTAACCTACAAAGCTCTAATCTTACGGTTGATACTTTTACAGCAGCCGATGTCGGAGGAAGCCCACAAACAGACTTTACCCTATCCGACTCTCCAGCAGCCGAGACCAACCTAATTGTCTTTGTTGATGGTGTATTCCAAGATCAAGATGCTTATACGATTTCAAGTAATGTATTGACCATGACTGACGGCGTGGTAGCCGACAGAGTTGTAACCGTTTATGTTATTAACCCGGTCAACATTGGAACCCCAAGCGATGGCACCGTAACCAGTGCAAAGCTTTCTGGCAACATTACTATGCCAGCGAACCTTACCGTTACAGGAGATGTAGCGTTTGATTCACCTACCTTCGTAGTAGACAACGCCAACTCAAGAGTTGGTATTGGTACCGCAGCACCAAGTACGCTCTTAGATATCGTTGGTGATGTGAAGATGTCTGCTGATTTAACAGTAGACACTGATACTTTGGTTGTAGATTCTACGAATAATAGGGTTGGTATAGGTACAGCAACAAATGACGGTGGAATAAAACTAGATGTTCGTGGAAATGTAAGAATAGGTGATGGCTCTGCTATAGAGCAAGATATTCGTTTTGTGTCAGCAAATGGAGATTGGCAAGTTGGTTCTAACGATAGTGGAAATGGAACAGATAGTAACCAATTTTATATGTATGACACAGCGTATAGATTTAGTGTTCAAAAGGGAACAGGTAGAGTTGGCATAAATACAAATTTACCAACAACTGCTTTGGATATTCGCAGCAGCTCACCAATTATAAACTTAAGAGACACAAATGGTGCGGGGACTGCTGCTACAGGTTATATACAGTGGGAAGATAGTGCAAGCACTGGTTTAGGGTATATAGGATATGGCTCAGGTTCTACATCTGACATGTTGCTTATGCAATATGGTGCAAATGATATTGTATTCGGTACAAATTCTTCAACACAATTCATGATAACAGAAGCAAATAATGCGGATAGTGAAGCTTGTGCTGTTCTTCAAGCCAAAGGAACAGACGATACAGATGTAGACATGCTTATATCTAATAAAATGGGATATGGAGCTTCTTATCAAGTTGTACAGCTTGGAACAGCATCTAGAAATATATCTTTAGGATATGACCCATCTACAAATGCAAGTGGAGCATTTAATGGGGCAGGAGAAATATTAATATCAAACAATAAACCCATTATTGCTCCAAATTCGGCAAACACAACATTTCTTGGTGTGTTAATGGTTGATTCTAATGATTTCCTAAGAATTGGTGGAAATAACTATACTACATCAGGGCATATAAGTGTAAAACTAACATCATCAGATAAAACAGAATTAGTCGGAATCGGAACAACCAGTCCACAAGCTCAATTACATATTGATGCAAGTGGAACACAAGATAATAATGCAGACGCTCATGTGTATATAAGTAAAAACGCATCAAATGATTGGAGTTTATCTTTAGTAGCAGGAGCGGATAATTATGGGTTCTATACTTTAGGTAACGGTGGTCATGCAATTCTTGTAAAAAATCAACCTTCTAATGCTGATAGGGCAAGAATAAATTATGATGGGCAAATATATTTGAATGGTGGTTCATCTGCTGTATTTAATATAAATTCAGATGTAAGGCTTAAAGAAGAAATATCTAATGCTCCTTCTCAATGGCAATTAATAAAAGATTTACCTCTGAAAAGATTTAAGTGGATTGACAGAAGAGATGGTGATGAATGGAGTTATGGGTTTATAGCTCAAGAAGTAGAAATTAATTATCCTGAGTTTGTAGAGTTAGTACCTCAGTCAAAAGAAGACATAGATGCAGGAGTTGAAGATCCTGAGTATAAAACAGTTGCAGAGGGACAAATTCATGAAAGAGCTTTAGCAGCATTACAAGAAGCAATGGAAAGAATAGAACAATTAGAAGCAAGATTAGAAGAGGCAGGATTATAAAATGGCAAATACCAAGATCACAGCAGATAACTTAGCGGCAAACGCCGTTACCGCTTCGAGCATCGCTGACAACAGCATTGGTATAACTCAACTTAATGTATCTGATGGAACTAATGGTCAGGTACTTACCACTAATGGTTCAGGTACTTTGTCTTTTTCTACTATTTCAGGTTATACAGATTCAGATGTTGAAACTTATCTAAATACTTCTGCTATTTATACTGATGCTACGAATGATAGGTTAGGGGTAGGTACAAGCTCACCGATGGTTACGCTTAATGTACATAATGCAACAAACCCAAGAATTGCACTTACTAACTCTACAACAGGGCAAACCTTTCCTTCAGGTCTTGAATTTTTACTTGCAGATAGTGATGCTTATATTGCACAAAGAGAAAACGCTAATTTAATATTCAGTACAAATAATACAGAACGCTTAAGAATAACCAGTGGTGGTGATTCTGAATTTAAAGGAAATATAGCTTTTACAAAACAAGACGGAATGAGCATAAGTGGATATGAATCTCTTGTAATGCAGATTAATTCACAAAACAATCAATCAGGCAGAGTTTTTCAAGTTAACAACTACACAACACCTTTATTTGTTGTTGAGCAAGCAGGCAATGTTGGTATTGGTACGACTAGTCCTGCAAGTGGCGTTGGTTCTCCATTAACACTGACATCAACTTCCACAGGTTATGTTGGTATTAGATTTAATGCAACAGGCTCATACGCTAATGATTGGGATTTATATGCTTCAGGAGATGGAGCAGGATTAGATATCTTTGGTATATTTGATAGAACAAATACAACTTATAGATTAGTTGCAACAAACACAGGTAATGTTGGAATTGGTACGACTAGTCCTTCTCAATCACTAGATGTTGTTGACTCAGATAATTATCAAGGTGTACTTATTCATGGAAGCAATGCCCCATGTTTAACTTTTGCACAAGGTGCAAACACTACTCCAACATGGAGAACAGGTATATCAGGATATGATGGCACAGCATTTGCTATTTCTACTGGTGCTTCAGTTGGAGATGTTGTTCAAATAAAAAGTAACGGAGACTTTGGAATTGGCACAACATCAGCAACCTCTAAACTACATGTAAATGCAGGAACATATGCAGGTTACGCTGTTGATTTAGTGCAAGAAGGTTCAGGCGGTGGTAATCATGGACTAAGAGTTGTAAGTGGTTCAGGAAGTTCTTATACAGCAATCTTTAGAGCAAATGCTTCAACAGTATTTTATGTAGATGGTGCTGGTAATTATTATTTCAGTGGCTCAAATCAATCAGATGTAAACAAAAAAGAAAATATTGCTGATATAACAGATAGTGCTTTAGATTTAATTACACAACTGCAACCTAAAACTTATAATTTTATTGGAAGTGATATAGATAAAGC